AAGCAGTGGTATCAACGCAGAGTACTAATCACTGCAACATACACTCCATCAACTCCTAATGAACTTTTTACAACCATCGATTGATACATTGTCAGATTGCCAAGACCTTCAATAAACTTTGTTAACTTGACTTGATCTGGTTTTGCTGGCATTGAAACAACTAAATTGCCAAGGTCAACATCATATGATATTGCTTTTGACATGTTAGAGGTATCTTCTGGAGGAACAGAATAATCTCGTTTTGTAAATCCCTGGTCATTGGTATTTGACTTACAGCCAATTAGACCAGATAAAACAATCCCACACATTAAAATATATTTTTTCATAATCTCTCCTTGCAAGGAAACCAACGATTTTAATCGTTGGATGAATTGCAAAAACAAAATAAAAATATTTTTGCAATCTTCGTAAAACTTTAAATATATCTGATATATCTTATAACAGCATGACAAAACAATCTCATATGCGTAGAACAATCTCCACAAAAATCCAAGTTCCCGAAGGCTTCTTGGAATATGTGAAAGTATGCAATGAGATTTTTAATAAATATGTCGATTGGTGTTTCTTAAATAAATCCTATAATAAATATAGTGTCATAAAGATACATATTCTCAATTTAGAACTGATTATCCTGATATACCTTCTGCTATTATTCAATCAATCAGAGACGCTGCCCTTGGCAGCGTCAAAGCATTGAAGTTTAAATATCAAACCTTATAAGAAACCATCATTCCAGCAGTTGCTTATAGCATATTAGATCAGTCTCTTTAATTAAGATGATAAATCTGTCAATTGCTTGGTCAGGATAAGAGATTTAAACAGCAAATTATAATACCAGAGTTCTTTAAGAATAAGATATTCTGGTAAGTGGAAGTTTCAAGCAGCAACAATAGGTTATGATACTTTAAATAAGTGTTTCATAGCAAACTTAATTTTCAGAGAAAAGATACCTACAAAAATTATCTCAAATAACATTTTAGGTATAGATAGAGGTATCTATAACATAGCAACATTATCTGATGGTTTCAAATATCCTTCCCAGCAGATAAGAGAAAACAAGAGAAAGGTTCTGTATAATAAAAGGAATCTCCAGGCAAAAGGCACTCCATCTGCTAAACGTAAGCTTAAAAAGTTGAGCAGATATGAGAGGCGGTTTAGCTTGAACGTCAATCACAATATAAGCAAGATGATAGTTGAGACTTCTTATCGATATTTTTGTTTTAGAAGACCTTTCAGGGATTCGAAAACAAAAATCTAAAGGAAGAAAACTTAATAAACTACTTTCTAATTGGTCATTCTGGCAATTAGAATTATTATTAGGATATAAAGCAGAAGCATTAGGTAAACAAGTTGTTTATGTTGCTGCTCCATATACGTCTCAAACATGTAGTTCTTGCGGAGAAGTTAATAAGAAAAATAGAAAAGGTTCTCATTTTTGTTGCGATAAATGTGGCTTGCAGGAACATGCAGATGTTAATGCTTCTCGCAATATTCGCAATAATTACATCTTTGCTGCTGCAAAAATACAGAAGGCAAAGCAGGCTGCTGTCAGTCAGCCAAACGCATTGTTGGCTTCGCCAACAATTCAATGTATCGAATTGAAAGATTCAGATACAAGCCAACGACTTTAGTCGTTGGTCATTGACAGAATTACTTGTAGTAGATGAAAACGTACAATCTGAATAAGTGCTCGTACACCCATTAACATCTTCCCCACCTGGACAAGAGATTGCTATCCCCTTTACAGTAATCCTGCCTTTTACTCCAACACCAACAATATCTTCAGGAAGATCCCCACAAGTGCTGGTACCAACCGTTTGTGAACGTTTGTAGATAAGTTGAACTTGGAGTTGCACAAGAATTTACTACCCCTTTGCTTGCGCCACTTCCACAACCGATTGCCCCAATAACTAAAGCCGCTGTCAATAACATTATATTTTTAATCATTTAATCTCCTCATATAGCCTTAATTGGCTTATTCCCGAACAAAATACACTCAAAAATATATTCAAAGTGGATGATATATCGAACAAAGATCGGCGTCAGTATCCACAAGCGCCTGATTGCATTGATACGCTCCAAAATAAACATATGGTATCTCACCATAACAAACGCCAGCGGTACAGGTAGAACCGGCGAAGCAATATCCCTTCGGGATAGCCTCCGAAGGACAACAAACGCCAGCACAAAAGCCCGTCCCAGCCTCTGGCGAGCCGCACAAAACATAACTTGGAAGCGAAGAACAATTTGTTTCATTCATACTTGCATCAGTATGTGATATGTCCTCAGTAAGGAAAGAACCATTACCAGCACAACCAACACAAACAATTACCAATGGTAATATATAATATATTTTCATTTGACACAACCCCTTTTGGATTAAAAATCTCACAGACACGAACAAGTCTCTTGGCTCCAAACTTTTTGGATCGATATGCCATCGATAACAATTGGAACCCAATCACATATATCAGCAATCTCAGACAAAGAAGCGTCATCCCAATATCCCTGATTATCAGGGTTTGTTGTAGCTTCGTATGTTTCATGAGAAACGACAGAATCAATGGCATCAGTATTTTGATACGATATAACAGCATAAGCATATCTGCCAGATCCATACGTAGAACTTCCATGATAACCTGCCCAATGATTTTTAATCATATTTGCGGTTACGTTATATGGTGGTAAGAATATAACATATAGTGTATCTGTTTCTGGTGTAGGTATAGTTCCTTCCTGAATATCTTTATTTATCTCAGTGACTATTTTGCCATCATCAAATGATGATTGAACATCACTCGTCGAGTCATTCAAAAAATCTGTATTAACTTTATAATAATTGGCATTTAATATTGGATTACTAATTCCATATTCTGCCAATCTATCAAATACTATATCAGTAGAATACAAGTTAGTCCAAATATTGTGATAATACAGAGACTCACCAGTATTTTGCCAATATGAACCCCAAAAAATATAAGTAATATTAGGATTCGTCAATAGCCAACCAGATTTATCGTGTCTATACACATGGTAAGGACACGAATCAGTTTGAGCAGGACCATCACCTAAGCCCGGTGAAACTATACAGCCACATAATGTCATTAATAATAATGACATTGCTAATTTTATATTACGAATCATTCATTTTCCAGCGTAGTCTCGGAACACCGAGCAATTATACCAGGAACTTTAACCACGATCTTAAGCATGTCAAGTCCCTAACGACAAAATAGTGTACTCGCCCAGCTCTGCTGTGGCGGGCAAGTGCGGAAGGTCTTAAACTGCGACTCCGTCAGTCTGTAAATGGTAGGTTGTACTCTTCCTGCTTAGCCGATGGCAATTCTCGAATGCAAAAATTGTCTCGATACAGCGAAACTCTACCAGCAAAAATCTCGCTATTTATAGACTTAGTCTCATCACAAAACTTGGCGTGCAAGTCATAGGCGTACTTCTCGCTTTCACCCTCCCAAACTTTTTCTCCATCAATCAAAACCTTGAACATCTGAATACAGTCTCCAATACAGGCGTTAAAATTAATAAACTAAATACAAACATTGGCAAAAATACAATTAGCAATATTGCAAACACAAAATATTACCTCATTCCCATTACGATTGCCCGAAAATACTTTTCAAATTCTTCCTCTGACATATTCTTTCTTTTTATATAGATTGAAGGGTTTGTAAATGACAACACTCCAAACAAAATAAAACAACAAATTGCCAAAATCCCTAAAACAATCATCAAAGTGCCAAATGGATCCATAGTATTCACTTCCTTCCGAGCCAAAGCATTTAGAGTTTGGCTATATTAGATTACTAATTAATACACAACTACAAACATTTTACATCACGATCCCCAAAAAATATGGTATGCCCCACCTTCTATGTGAAGACCCTCAAAATAGACATGATGGGTGTCAATACCGCCGAACCAAACGGTTTGTGAACGAGTTTGGCGTTCCGTCTCTCTAATAGCGACTATCAGATCACGAGCAGTAAAATACTTTTTATTAGGTGCTTTGTGTTCAACATCTACATTGGCTCTACCACTCATTTTTAATGAGGGTTGTTTGAGCACAACGGAATCAAGTTCAGCTTTGGTAGGCTTACGCTGGTCATACTCGCCATGTTCATCTTCAAGATTCACGTAAGCATCAAACTTCACCGATTTGATTTTGGCACCAGGCGCTCCAGTAGTATTATACATATTGGGTGATATCAATACTGGCTCTTTTGTAAATTTTAGATCAAGAATACCACCGAACTTTTTATTGAAGTCATCAATATTCATATATTTTGCCATGTTATTCCTTTTTTAACTTATCGATGTCATCCTGTCTAATTCGTAAACGCTTCATCTCTTGTTTAGTACATATATCACTGATTATAGTAAGTATAATATACCCAACCCACCAAATAATTCCAATAACAAAAATAGCAACCATTGCCCATAAAGTGATGGTAATTAACGATTCCATTTTCCCTCAAATTGATTTTGATCGAATCTTATCTTCTAAATAATACGAAGAAGTAGTTACCGCCAACATTAGCAGCAAAATAATACAAACAAGTAATGACCTGTTAATTGAAAACAGCCCTAACATAAATACCCATATTAAGCCAATAATGGCTAAAGTTCCAACGATACTAAATGAACAAAATCTTAACGCTTTAAGAAAAGCAAATAATAACATTTAGATATTACCAATGATTACCATCAATATAAAAAATACTAATATCGCTATAACTGATACTATAATCGCCATAAAAACACTATCTCTTTCTACTTACAATTAATGCGAATATTAGTGTGCACACAACAATACCAAGAATGAATCCCATTTAGTTTTTCTTTCTTTCCAAGAATATTACTATGACAATAATTCCTATTATTGCAAATATCTTATGCAAAGTCGGAAGACCGCCCAATAACTTTGATATGAAACTTATTACCATTACAATCAAAAATAATTGTATAATCTCCCCCTGCTGGTCCGAGCCAACCTTTTACTTTGGGTATACGAAAAATATTGCCCCCACCAATAGAGATACAGCAATTTTGCCCAACCTTGGGATCAGACATTAAAATTCCGGTGATAGAAGTTTCATTAGGACGAGTTAGTTCGACAGCAATAGAGCTCATTTTTATTATTTAGTATCCTCACTTTTTGTTTTGGCTTGGCGTCTCTCGCTTCTGTCGAAAGTATTCACCAATGCATTAGTTCCATAAGACTCAAAATATGCAAGAAAACGATTTATTGGTCCAAAAACAAAATCATAAATTGCATTGAACAATCTATTCTTAGGAGAAAGGAATGTATTAACAATTAGCCGATCTTCCTTAGATAGATTTTTGTAATTTTCTTTTGTATTATACATGAGTTTTCCTTGCATATAATTCAATTTTTCCACAACCATTCGCAATAAAAGAAAATCAATTTGGGGAAACAATTTTGTTATTATCTCCCCAAATTGAATTTGGTCTGATTAGACCCTTCGCTTGAGACCGCCGCCCTTTCCCTTCGTAATAACAAAAAGAGAATCTTCTCCCTTGCTGTTATCACGCATGTACTGGAGAGTTAGCTCCTCCAAAGCGGAGAAGTTTTCTGGCTGAACATTGATGCTATTCAGTGCCATTGAAGCCAACACTGGCATTGCGATGCTCTTGCCGGGATGTGCGTCCAGGATAGAGTCAACTGCTGCTGACAGGGTCGCTACTTCAGTCTCATGCTGAGCAATGTAGCTCGCATATTCAGTTTCGAATACGGCAAGCGAAGCGTCGTGATCAATCTTTCCGTTCTTGTTTACAAGTTCAATAGTAAGTTCATTCATTTTAAATTCTCCATTTATTCTCTCTGTTGAGATTTTTTATTCTAAATATACAGAAGCAACATTATTGCTGCTACCTGCGTTTTGAGATATCACAATCATACATCGTGTCCGAGTCGATGTCAAGGCCCCAGGCGAAAACAACTAAGAAAACGCCTGGGGCCTGACACCCAGATAAGAATGACCATACATGACCATACAATTTATATGTTTATGGTCTCGGGGGTGCCAATACCCACTGCGTTGTGCCTTGGACGCTTCCAATCAAACTATTTGGACCACTGTCGTTAGCTACTGTGCCGGTACCTTCGTTCAAGTGCCACAAAGCCAGCGTATCAGACTGCGTTGTCAGTGTGCTAGCGGGCGTGAAGTTGGTCGGATATTTGTCAGTCGAAGATATACGGACATCACCGATATAGCCGTTGATCGGTGGATGCCAGGAGCCGTCTCTGATAAGTCCGCCAATATTTAGCGAACCCGTTGAATTACCGATGCTAGCTCCGTAAGCGCCCGAACCAGTGGCCACACCATCAACGAAAAGTGTCAATGTTCCATTGCCCAATGTCGCGGCAATGTGATGCCAAGATTGAATCGCTGGGATAGTAGATGCGCCCTCGCCATCCGAGAAAGATGGACTGAAGATGCCGGGATACCAAAACCAACACGATGGTGGCTCCTGCGTGGCATCGGCAAAACCAAGAAACTTGTCTTCAGATCCTTGTGTCCACTTGTTTAGGATCATCTCTCCTCCAAACGAGGTTAGATAAAACCAAGCTTCCACGGTAGCGGCTGTACCCAAGTTTAATGCGGTAGAATTAGGAACAATTACCTGTCCAGTTCCACTGAACGATAGTGCATTAATACCTGCTACGCAGGTTCCTGCGTTGCAGACATCGCCAGTGCCACAATCAGCATTTACTGTACAAGTAAAAGTTCTTGCCAACTGAACAATTGGATTTGCACAAACTGAACCAGCACTGTTGCCCGTAAGTTCGCACAATTCAGGTATTGCACAATCAGCATTTACTATACAAGTATCATTAATTGCCAATGGCGCAATACAAGTAGAAGGCCCTGCGCTTGCTCCAAGATCACAATTTATGGACCCAAGCGTAGAATTACACGGGTGTCCAAGACATGTTAAACCTACATCACAAAAATCATTGCCATAAGAGCCATCAGACTGAATACCAACTGGTGTATTGCAAATACCTCCAAGCTCAGACGGAGATTTACAAGCGAATGGCCCGCCAGATATTCCACCACCCAATGCTGCCCCTTCATAAACACAAGTTAGTCCTGGTTGACAAGTGTTGGTATCTGAGCAAATACCATTTAATGCAACACCCGGCACAACAGTAGATGTTTCTGAAGTACTTGCTTCCGTGCCAGCATCTACAACAGATACTGGATCAACAACTACTGATACGGCAGCATCTTGTAGATTAACAGATACTTGAATTACAACGACTACCGTGCCGCCATCAGGAGCGGTTTGAGTCGCAGTCTGCGTACTTGTCGACAAAGCAGTGCTCATACTTGAAGAGGAAGATGATGTAGAAGTAGATGTGCTAGTGCTAGTGCTCGTGCCAGTGTCAACACCAGTAGTTTGGGCTACAGTAGAAGAGGTTGATGATGACCTAGTGCCAGAATCAGTTGGATTGGGATGGTAAGGATCTCCATTTTCCCCAGGAAACATTGAGCAGCCAGAAGACGCAATCATAATTGCTAAACTTGATACAACATATTTTCTCATTTAAACTACACCTCATCTTTCTTTTGAATACTAACTATTAACACAACAATCAAATCTTTATATGAAGTTTTCTTTTTCTGTTTTCGTATGATTGTTATAGATCATTTATAGATATTTTCTTCTGGACAATCATCAATAGCATTTTTAGTCATGTCAATAGTAGGAGGATCTGATATCTCTATTTGGGGGAGCGTCTCTCTATTAACATCTACTTCGTCAGGAGTCGGTGCTATGACAGTTTTATTGGAATATATTGGTTGATCAAATTTAATTGGAATAATAGGATCTTTACCATTGGAAAGGAATTGGAATGTTGGGAACCTCTCCTTGAACATCTCCAATCCTTGGTTTGCACAATTCTTAGCGGTTATTAGAGCTCCCTCCGGCGAACGAAAAGCTTTAATGCTCGCATTTGACATGACTGCACAATAGATTTGTAGCCAAACTTGTTGCTCAAACAGTTGCATTTTTTATTTTTCCTTTTTAATTAAAAATTTGATAGAGAATTATATCTCTAAAATGACGAAAACCTCAATGTATTCAATTACTTACGCACGAGCGCGTTGACGTTTCATACCAGGCAAATGTCGGTCCATGAGCCAAAGTAGCTGGTCTTGATGCCGCTCGTATGTGCCAAATGTGTCCGCCCTTCAAAGCTGATATATATGGATGACCACTTTCATTTACCGTAAACTCATCTACATTGCCTGCCATATCATAAACGCCATAAGGCGAAACGCATCTCGGTTTGGAACCAGAAGGCACTAACATACTACGCAAAATCTTTGACATTGGAGAATTTGGAGTCGTAGCCTTGAAAACATCTAATCCCTTGGGCATATGATTGTCAAAATTACATGCTGTTCTATCACGCTTATATCCTTCGTTATATGGAAGTGGATGAATCTCAGGCCCCTCAGCAGCAAGCGTCCATTCATCCTGCGTACACATTCGCTTACCTAAACTTTTAGCAGCCTTCTGAGCGTCATAAAAACTCATCCAATCTTGTGGAACTTGCCCTTCTTTATTAGGGAACTCATATTTATCAATGCAAAAATGCATATGAATTCTATGTTCAGAAAGACAGCGAGAAGGATATTTGAACTCACCACAAGCCCCATATTCTTTATGGGGACCTGGCAATCGTTTGCCATCAATATCAACATCATATAAACAAATCTCTTCTACCTTTGGACAAAAATCTCCATCAATTAATACCATATCTTGAGGACATGTTCCTCTTTTATTATCGGGCAAGTTATCATCAGCAAGTTTAACGGTTTCGCCAAGTTCTTCTTTTGGCACAGAAACAATACCTTGATTAGGTATTATGTTTGCTGGCATATTACAATTCGCTAAGGCGAATGCTGACATTATAGTAAATGGTATTACATTAGCAACCAACGACACAATATTTTTCATGAGAAAGCCTTTGAATAAAAGGGAAAGTGGGTTTAAAATAAATTACAAATAACAATGAAAATGCAAAAACCAACGATTTTTAGTCGTTGGTTATTGAATATTTAGAGAGTTTTCTTATAGTTCCCGTCAGCAGAGACACACATATTTAGGTTTGTAGAAAGCGTTCCGTCGGCAACCAATCCACATACAGTAGCCAATGAAACTGGATTGTTATTCAACACAGCCTGAACTACAACCGGGCCTGCTTGCAATAAAGATTGAACGTTTGCTGGAGGCAGACTAACAGTAAAATTCAATTCAGTTGAAGGTCCAGCATCAGTGGCTGAATATGTAGCCAGAACCTGCGAATCTACAGTAGGGTTAGTGCTCGGTGCACCAGTAATATTTACATTAACAGTGTTTACGAAACTAAACTCATCATTAGTATTAGCCAATGATAGTTGAGTAATCGCAATATTGAAACTGTTTGACACCTTGTTAATGTCATGTAGAGCCCCACTAAAATCGAATGTAGCGCTGGTAGAAAGTTGCGGCATTAGAAAAGACAATCCTGCTGGCGCAGAACTTTGATCAGCACAAAGCCCAGTTAGCGTAGTACCAGTAGGAACTTGATCGGCAAAACCAGACAAAGCATACGAAAGATCATATGAAAAAGCCTGGCTAACACAGGCACTTGGCTCGGAAACAGAGACATTCACACAAGCAGTGGCTGCTAAAGCAGCAAGAGATAAAGTAATCATACTAATTTTATTCATTATATAAGTCCTTTCAAATATTAAAATAGAAGTTCAAAACCAGTACTAAACCCAGGAACCCAGCCAGAAGCATGTGGATTACCGAAAATCACAGTACCAGATGCATTATTACTACTTACAACTGATTGAAAGTTTGATGTATGAACATTCAGATGTGATTCACCAAACTCAAAGTTCCAACGGAACCCAGTTGCTTTGCCAAGCCTTAAACCACCAAGGAAAGATTCAAAAGAATATCCTACACCAGGAACATCAGAATGACCGGGAACCTTTCCTTCTGGGAAAATACCAGCCTGTAAATCTCCAAAGATACCAATCGGAACATCAGGCAAAAGCGCCAGAGGATCAAGCTTCAAACTAAGTTTTCCACCAAATGGTGCGACATAATTATAATCGAGATATGCTCCAAGCTGGACCCAGTCAAGCTTGGGGTTTACGACCACGCCCAACGAAGCGCCCGATGGGAAACCGAGACTAAATTCTCCTCCAACGTGCCATGGATGTTCATCCACTTGAACAGTGGTCGTGGCAGCATGAGCATTTGCGGCGACCATTGGCGTAGTTGTAGGAGCAACATACGTGTTTGTCACTGGCGCCGTTGCAGTTGCGGGGACATTGGTCGTCGGTGGATCAGCCATGAGAGACCCAACGGTCTCTTGATCGGCAAGAGCCGAACTACCAATTGTAAGAGAAGAAGAAACAGCAGCAAATATAATATATTTATTCATATAAATCCTTTATAGGTTAATTGTTATTGCGTAATCTTGACATAATCCACTTGAGTATATTGTGGCCATGGCGAAGAGAGACTGGCACTTGGAAAGAGTGCCGTATTGATAATTAAAAACATTGGATGTGATGGGACATAGCTCTTTGCAACGGTACAAGTAGTCTTGCCATCGACCTTCCAAACTACAGTCCCTGGTCCCCAATCCACTTCATAGTTATGGAATGAGGATTCGGGATCACCAGTTGGTGCAGAGGCGCCGCATCCATCATTTTCTGTAGACACATTGTTTCCAGGTCCAACATGAATCTCTTGATTAATTGGTCCTCCTTGAATTAAGATCTCGGTCATATCTATCTCGTCAGAACCAGGAGCAGGCCAATTGCATGTTCCTACATTATTTGCTGTTATGATATTAGTCTGCTGGCAATTGGCTCCAAGCAACCAGATCGCTGGCCAAGTCGCCGTTCCACCAGCCATCTTGGCTCGATATTGGATTGTCCCGTAGGTAAAATTGAACGATTGCCACTGAATCATACCTGATGAAAACAAGAAACCACCAGGAGGTTGATCGGCACCGAGCTGAATAGGTGGTATCGCTGGTTGACTTGAGATCGACATAAGTCCATTCGAAACTGAAACATTGCTCGGAAGCAAATATTCGCGCTCTCCAGAGGTCGGATCACCTTCACGATTCATCGCAACCCATTGACTCGTATCAAGAGCCGTTTCATTAAAGTCTTCACAGAATATAACATTGCCGGTTCCAGTGCTCGATTGACTGCAAATGCCGCCATCAGATCCACTATCTAAAATGCCCGCTTCTCCACTATCGGAGACACCAGATTCTCCACTATCAAGAACACTTGCTTCTTGAATGCTCGCTTCTCCACTATCTAATATAGATGCTTCTCCACTGTCAAAAACACCAGATTCTCCACTATCTAATATACTCGCTTCTCCACTGTCAGGAACGCCAGCATCTACAACACCCGTCCCACTGACAGCGGACCCGTATGCCATCATTGTCCAATTGGGCCATGATGAACCAGAACTCCAAGTAGAAGAGAAGGTTGTCAGATTTGATTGTCTACTTGATATTGAGGCTCTACTAATCCCAGTGTTGGTATCATCAAAAAACGGAGTCTTACTTCCAGCCGGGCTCAAAATGGCAATCCAGTATACTGTACCTGCGGTGATTGCGACTCCAGGAACTGACACGGAATTCCAAGCGCCAGCAGTAGTAGAAGGAAGCGTACCAGAAGCCAGAAGGGCGCCAGGATTCGACCCAGCGTTGCTATAGAGCCCCAAACTAATAACCTTTGCGGTATTAGCCGAATCTAAATAAACTGATAGTTGATTCAAAGTTCCACTTACCGTTGCCGTGTATTTAAACGCTTCAGCCGTTCCAGAATTGGAAGAATCTTGTGATCCGTTATTCTGGTAATTGCCTAATAGTTTAGTTGATATTGTTGCTGCCTGAGCAGGTGAATTATTTGCTGTATTAACTTCTGGCATAATAGTAGCGACTAAGGCTAAACCTCCAATGGTAATAGAATACGAAGCGGCAAACATTATATATTTATTCATAAGAGCCTTATGGCTTAATTGTTAATTGACAACAAGAGTTTTATACGAAACACAAAATAATCACGCTCGCCAGCGCTGTCAAGGGCACGCCTAATTTATTTTGCTGAAAAACTTCAAAGCAAAGTTTTTACCAGAATGCTTTCAACTTCATTAATCTTTCAAATTGTTCTTGGGATGTGCAAGGTAAATACTGATCATTTATATACCATGCTTTAATGCCATCGGCACATTCAATGGCAGGGCCATCGGCTCTATGATATTTGTCATTTAAAGAATAAAATTTATCACCACTAGGATATTCGCGCACTTCTCCGCCATTAGGCAATTTGGTTTCTGTAAACATTTTTTAACTTACATCAGGTTTAAATATAATTTTTTTGATTGAAGATATTCCGTGAGTTGGACATCCACCATTTTCTTCTTCAACGGCATATGTACATCCACACACATTACAAAAAATTAAACTAATTTCAGATAGAAACTTTGGTTCTATATGTTTATACCCACATTTGTGGCAAACAAAATCTTTGGCACTCCGCCAGCCATTCTTTCCACAATTAGGACAATTTGTTTCAGCCATAAAAACCTTTATCTGGTTGAAGAATGAATTGAAAAATCAGTGCCGCTTGCAAAGGCTAACCCCAATAAAACTAATGCAAAAACAATTCCAACAATGAATAAAATATTGTTATCTAAAAATAATAAAAACTTTTTCATGTTAATATCTCACAATCCCACTTGTGTATACATGTGTAATATTCACATCAGCGCCTTCACCAATAGCATGATCATTTGCCCACAGATAATCATGGAAAAGGCATGCATGCTTTTTAGATTCGTGATTTGACAAATCTATTGTCGGTAACACGGCTTCATTAAGAAAACACATCCCAGCATTCTCTTTATCAGAATTAATAAACTTATTGTTTGCTTCTTGCAAAAGATGGCGATATTGGTCTGCAACTGCATTAGGAATGAGATAACAGTCCGTTGTATCTTGAGAAAAATACACCCAAACCAAGAGCGAATGCGATTCTATATTAGACATTATACAAATTCCTTACTTCACAAAATTAAATTACTTAGCGTTATGTTTAAAATCTGTTTCATCGTTCAATGCTTCTTCATACATCTCTTGAACCTCTTTATACAAATCTTGATATAATTTTTCTGTTTTTGCGTTTAGTCTAATGATATCATTTTCTAATTCTTTATTTTTATTGAAAAGATCTACAACGGATTGTGCTTTGTCGCGACGACGGTAAGCTTCTTCTACAGATTTTTCTAAAGGACTTTTCTTTTTAGGAAAAGATATTTTCAATATAAAACTCATTATATTTTCACGAAAAATAAAGAATATTCCTACAGACCACACTACTGGTCCTATAAATATAGTAGGGTCAAATAACATATTAAATAACATTTATATCCTTATTCACAATAAGATTTTACTTCTTTCTCATCGTCCAAAGTTTCTTTATACATATCATTATATATTTTTTCTGTTGCTTCATCTAATCTAATAATCTCTGCTTCAGTTTTATTATTTGATATAATAACGTTTGCATCAAATTGCGCTTTGGCAAAACGCCGCTTTGCTTCTTCTAATGGGGTTTCCTTTTTAGGCATATCGAAAGGTATAAGTGAAAGTAAAATAATGGAATAGATTATAAATAGTGGTAACCAATATATAAACATTTATATCCTTATTCACTAATTGATTGATACTTGTTGAGCAAAGATTCTACCTTAGACCCGATCGCCAAGAGGGGACAAATATTCATAGCCTTCATTACCATAACGGATACCGATGGCTGGCAGCCCAGCAAACCATTGCTTCTTTGGAAGAATATAGGCGTCCAGTTTATCGCCAGATGAACGCCAAATACTCAACATGAATTCTTTCGAAGGAATGAATGACATGCCAGAGCTATCCAGACCTTCTTTTCCAAGTCCATAAACACATTCTGCCAATTCTTGAATTGGCACAGGCACTGCCTCAGTCCAAGGATTCGTCCAATGTGTTTTCATTTGTTAATCCTTTTCTCGCCAACGGCGAGATTCAACCGAACCACGTAGGCGTTTGTCTACGACAATTTGTTCATTGTCCATGTTGTTTTGAATTGACTCCTTCTCTTCAAAATTATGAGGAGACTTAGGAAACCGTGAATGTCTGTACTTAATTTTTTGTCCCATGACCTTAATCTTTTGTTAGCTGCGTTAATGATATTATCCAATGATACTAATTATTAGTTATTCTGTATTTTTCTTCCAATACCAAACTTGTCCTCCACGACCATTTTTTGACTCGGGATGACCTGGTTCTAAATCTTGAGACCAACCAGATTCATTCCGAAAATATCTATTCTTATCAGTGATAAGAGAATTAATATCTTGTGCCAAAAAACTTTCTTTTCTATCTTGAATCAACAATAAAACATCAACATATTCCATAACAACCAACTCTATTCTTGGAATGATCCAAATGGTAAATCCACAACTTGTGGATTATTTGGCTCCATGCTTACTGGCTGAAAGCAACACCCGATGGGAATATCGGAAGACGATGGTCCGCATGATGCATTAAAATTCCTTGAAGAGGAAACTGGTGCAGTCCTATCATAATTTAGTTTTGCTACTACTTTATCATAATGAACAAGTTCTGAATTTGGATTCATGGCAAAATACAAAAAATATTCCCATGCATCACTTTCAGAAAGATTTTCCAACAAAATTATATTGTCAGCACGAACTGACCATTTTTGATTTTTAACTTTGATCACGAATCTCCTTTCGAATGAATTGGAAACCATTCTTCATTTTTGTGAACGAAAGAAACTTCCATCTCAAGTTTTGAGAAAAACTTGGCATTGAAAAGATTTTCTGAGTAATCATCTCTTTTGCCAGTCCAAAAAGTGCCATCTAATTTTCTAATTACATACCAATGCGTGTTCACGAGATAATAATCTCCGCTTGGTTCAGCGCATTGGAAAGATAGGCATTCACATCCATGCCACTTGGCGATGTATAGAAACTAAGTGCTGCTCGCATTGCCCGAAGTTCTCGTTCGGTCAACGTAAACTTTACCTGATATGTTTGATTTGAGTCTTTTATAATCTCTGATCTGCTGTTCATGATATTCTTTCCGGGCAAATGCCCTCTTTTATTGAGTGTCGTAAGGAATCTCTCTAATCAAACGAATGATATCATCATGCGACTGACCATTTATAATGGCCCAAAAGAGCCTTCTTTTAGGCGACCACTGAAGTTCTAATTCTAAAATTGTAGCCATTTACTTCCTTACTTTTTATTTTGTGCGATTAAATAAATTATTATTCCAATAATAATTATTGCGGATACGATGTTAATATACATTTGTTTTCAGAACAATGGTGCTCTACAATTAGAACAAAATGCGTCTCCGTCTTTGTCAATTCTAACAGCAGACGATGGATGCTTACAAGATGTATCCATGAACGGAGGAATCTCTAAAACCCTGCCAAGAGACGGGCCCTTGAGGTGATTTAGATCCCTAACAGATTGTCGCGTGAAACCAGAACGATGATTCTTCATAATAAATCCACTTTTCTTTCTTTCTCAACTTTTAGTTGAGCCATTAATAATTAAGAAACACACACCCCCATGTTTTGAACAGACTGCCCGATGGGAACGGCTCACCAGAATGATCTCAATCTCATTAGTCTTTCAAATTCTTCTTGAGTTTTGCAAGATATAAATTCGCCATTTAGATACCAAGATTTATTACCATTAGCCCATTCAATAGCAGGACCATCTTCACGATGATATTCACCTTTTAGAAAAAAATATTTATTACCACTAATAGCAAATTCGTGCAATTCTCCACCATTAGGTAATACAGTTGTTTGCAATTTATTCTCCATATCTTACTTATAATAAGTAGTAATTTTATCGTCCTCTAACATATAGTGCCTAATAAAAGTTGCTAAAACAAATATTGCGACGACCCAAATACTAACACTTAAACACGCGTGCTTTTTGATAGCAACATCCATAGCCAATGTGAAAAAATATCCAATCTTCATCGCCCCAACAAATATGATGAAAATTATTGTTGATATGAAAATAGATGATGCTAAATACTTCATTTTAATTTAGAGCTTTGGCAGATATTCTAAAACCAATTAATTTGCCATCAACATTAATGTGATATGGGTAATATCGTCCATCAGCACCTTTGCCGAAGATCCTACCAAAATTATCAAGCATAAGTCCGCCAGGGCCTTGGCAAACCTTGAACCAATGAAGTGTCTCCTTGTGTTTTGGATCCAATCGTTTTGCTTCTTCTGAATTGAGATCAACCCAACGGTCAATCGAAATCTTGCACTGCAAATCTAATTCTTTAGGGGACAACATTTTATTTACTTTCTTATTAGGTTAAATTACTGAATAGTATCATGCACTATAATATAACATGTTTTAGAATCAAAATTCATATTATGCCACTGTAATGTTTCTAAATATTCCTTGCGTGCGCGCATAACCTTTCTATTATTGAGAAAAATAATAACAACTTCAAGTGAATAAAATACAACTACAATAGCAACCAAAATTAATGCACATTTAAAAAAAAACATATTATATTCCTAAAAATTAAAAACGAAACGTTCGCTCTTCACCACATCTGGCACAACGTTTCAGACCAAAATAGCAAACATTATTAGCGGCAAAATATGTTGCATCGGTCGATTCTTCATGAAGAATGCCATGATGGGTTTCATCAGGCAACCATTTATGAAAATACATGAAACAAATCAATCGGTTAACAACATTTTTCATTTTACCCCTTACCATGACAAGAAAATATCTCAATTCCTGACGACCAATCTACTACCGTGAAGACGCCTGGACAATCCAATGCCCCTTCTGAAGCGTATCTAAGTGATGCAAGTTTGCTTTTCTTGAGCACACACAAGCGTGATAACTCATGTGGAGGTCTATGATATATAGCATACATTTTGTATCTCAATTTGGAGTAATAACATATTTGCCAGAAGGAATCAACTTTTCAGAACAAAGTCCATTCAAAATAGAATGAAACGAATATTCTTGCTCTTTGTCGCCAGTCTTGAAAGAATTCCAAGCTTCCAAATCATATTCTTCAATAGTTCGTTCAACATTATAATTGAGTTCAATATCATTATTCCATTCTTCAATGATAAGGCAATCATATTCTTGACCAGAAACTAAATGAATAAACTCAATCATATCATTATACTTAATTGTGTGAGTAATATCAGTAATAGATTTAAGTTTAAAACTTTCCATACTTGGCATTGTTTCGCTCATAAGATGATACCCTTTCATTGTTGTTAATTTTTAACTGTGCCCGATGGCCAAAATCACCAGAATGCTTTCAACTTCATTAATCGTTCAAATTCTTTTTGAGTTTCACAAGGTATAAATTTGTCATTTAGATACCAAGATTTATCACCATCACCCCACTCAATAGCAGGGCCATCTTCTCTATGACGTTTGTCATTTATAAACCAAAATTTATCACCATCGGCATATTCAATAGCAGGACCATCTTCTCGATGAAGTTTGTCACTTAGATACCATTTTTTAGTACCACTACCATATTCATGCAATTCGCCACCATTAAGAAATTTAGTTATTTTCATAAATCATTATTATTTAATAATAACAGTTTGAATATCCTGATCAGGAAACGCATCCTGCCCGACACCAGAATCATAATAATCAAGTTCATCAGAAGTGGCTGCATCATCAGCAGTTGCAGCATCATCAGCCGAAACATCAGGCGTATTTTCTGGTGGCGTATGCAATGGTTTCAATGTGATTACACAACCATTGAGGAAAAATACTGATACAATGATCCAAATAGTAATTCCTAATGTAAAAACAATAATAGATACATTCTTAAAATTCATAACCGTTTTCTTTCTATAGGTAGGTTTAGTCATCCAAAGGATCAACTATGAACACGACCCGATGGGAACCTGTTTTGTTATTTAGGGATAGGGATGCCCAAAATGGTCATTCGGATCAATTGGGATAGGGCTGCTGAACTCACGTCTATTAGCGTGGTCGGCTTCATTAACACATGCGCTATAACATTGACAGGCTTCAATATTACATGTGGGCGCCACAACTGGCGTATTCGGAACTGAACCAGCACAGCCAGTTAATAATAATAGATACAAAAGTTTTTTCATCATAATCTCCTTTACCAAAATGCTTTCAATTTTAATAGTCTTTCGAATTCCTCTTGATTAGAACAATCTATTCGAATATTATTCCAATACCAAAACTTCTCGCCATCAAAACATTCAACGGCTGGGCCATCTTCTCTATGTGGATAACCATTTAGATACCAAGATTTATCACCATCACCCCACTCAATAGCAGGGCCATCTTCTCTATGACGATTATCATTTAGAAAATAATGTTTATCACCATTATTATATTCATATAATTCATGCCACCATTAGGTAATTTAGTTATTTTCATATCTCACCAGAATGCCCTTAATCTCATTAGTCTTTCAAATTCTTTTTGAGTTGTGCAATGTATTAATTCGCCATTTAGATACCACCATTTATCGCCATTAGCCCATTCAATAGCAGCACCATCTTCTCGATGAAGTTTACCATTTAGATACCAATAATTATCACCATCGGCATATTCTTTAGCAGGACCATCTTCTCGATGGAACTGACCATTTAGTATCCAAGTTTTGAAACCATTAGGATATTCATGCAATTCGCCACCATTGGGCAATTTTGTTATTTTAATTATTTTCATATTTTTATTCTCACCAGAATGCTTTCAATCTCATAAGTTGCTCAAATTCTTTTTGAGTAGTGCAAGGCCATAATTCTTCACCATGTAACCACCAATATTTAGTGCCATTAGCAGCTTCAATAGCGGGGCCATCTTCTCGATGTAATTTATCATTTACATACCATTCTTTATCACCATTAGCATATTCAATGGCGGGACCATCTTCTCTATGACGATTATCATTTAGAAAATAATGTTTATCACCATTATTATATTCGTCTAATTCTCCACCATTAGGTAATTTACTTATTTTAATCATTTTATTTACCAGAATGCCCTTAATTTCATTAGTCGCTCAAATTCCTCTTGAGTTGCGCAGGGTATATGTTGGCCATTTAGACACCATTCTTCTTTAGTTCACCATTAGGATATTCGACAGCAGGACCATCTTCTCGATGCCACTTGTTATTTAAAGACCAAATAGTGGTGCCATCAGGCCATTCACTTAATATGCCATTAGGTAATTTGGTTCTTTTAATATCTAACATCGTGTATGGCAATACTTTTATGTCAATGACCAACGACTAAAGTCGTTTGGCTTGTATCTGAATCTTTCAATTCGATACTTTGCATTGTTGGCGAAGCCAACAATGCGTTTGGCTGATTGACAGCAGCCTGCTTTGCCTTCTGTATTTTTGCAGCAGCAAAGATATAATCATTGCGAATATTTTTAGCTGCATTAACATCTGCATGTTCCTGCAAGCCACATTTATCGCAACAAAAATGAGAACCTTTTCTATTTTTCTTATTAACTTCTCCGCAAGAACTACATGTTTGAGACGTATAAGGGGCAGCAACATAAACAACTTGTTTGCCTAATGCTTCTGCCTTATATCCTAATAATAATTCTAATTGCCAGAATGACCAATTAGATAAGTAGTTTATTAAGTTTCTTGCCTTTTGATTTTTGTTTTCTAATACCTGAAAGGTCTTCTAATACAAAAATATCATAAGGAAGATCTCAACTAATCATGCTTGCTGATATTGTGATTAACGTTCAAGCTAAACCGCCTCTCATATCTGCTTATTGATTTTAACTTTCTCTTCGCAGATGGAGTGCCTTTTGCCTGTAGTTTCCTTTTTAAATACAAAACCTCTCTTTTGTTTTTTCTTATCTGTTGGGAAGGATATTTGGAACCATCAGAACGAGCCGCTATGTTATAAATACCACGATCTATACCTACTATATTATTTACATCGTTTACTTTAATTTTCGTTGGTGCTTTTTCTCTGAAAATTAAATTTGCTACGAAACACTTGTATTAAACTTATCATAACCTATTTGTGCTGCTTGAAACTTCCACTTACCATATCTTTTCTTAAAGAACTCTGGTATTATAATTTTCTGTTTAATGCGAGAACCAGACCAAGCAATAGATAAATTATTGTCTTTCAAGCTTACTGATCTGATATCATAACCTACACTGGAATATGGTTTCTTGTATGGTCTATATTTAAACTTTAATGCCTTGACGCTGCCAAGAGCAGCGTCTCTTATTGATTGAATTATACCAGAAGGTATCTCTGGATATGCAGCACGTAATGTAAAATATGTATCTTTATGACACCTATATTTGTTATAGGATTTATTTAAGAAACACCAATCGACATATTTATTAAAAATCTCATTGCAGATCCCCGTATATTCCAAGAAGCCTTCTGGGGCTTGGATTTTTATGGGGACTGCTCTACGCATATGATGTTGCTTTGCCATGTTTAAATATATAACCACAGATTTGAGGTTGTCAAGGGTTTTTAGAATTTTTTAACGATCTCCGCAATTCATCCAACGACCAAGGTCGTTGGTTTTCTTGCGGAAGGAATATCATAACATCCTTATTTAATGTAATAAACCAATTCTTTACCTACAACTTCGGAAAGCAATTCAACACGAGTAATCTCGCACCAATCGCCAAAATCTTCCATTATTCTTTTTTCAGGTTTTGAGAATAAATAGTTTCCAGAATCAATCTCCAAATATAGAATTTTAGGTAAGTTTTGCAACAAATCTTTAATCTCGGAACAAGCTTTTTGAAAGCCCGGATATTGACTATGTCCATCACCTGACTCAGATCCCTGAGAGATTGGACCTAAATATAAATCAGAGTTCGCCTGTTGAATTAAGAATACATTTTCGATTGAAAGATTATTCTTTATCCACACATCTACCCAGAATCGTAGTGCCTGTTTGCGTTCATTCAAAGCATCAAAATATGATGCATTATTTAAATCAGACATGGAAACTTAAACATTACGCTTTAAATTGTCAAGTGGGCTTGGTAAATATTTTTTGTCAAAATATTCATTGCCGCCCAAAGACATGAATTTTTCTACTCCATTAACTATGGAATAACTACCGACTGTTGGAAGTTTCGGGACACTACTCGGAAGATGAATTGCATAAGCATTAATCTCGCCAAGATATAAACACTCGGTATTGTCTTTTGAATTAATTTTCCTATCAGCAATCTCACGGTTTTCTTGTTCCCAAACCCTAATATAGAATTCGGCTTCTGTATCTCCACCTTCGGCAAGTTCAGTTAGCAAATCAAGTGATATTCTCATTTAGTTCCTTTCAGACAGTAATTACACGACGAGATGACATATACCAAGCAAGTATGTCTTGAATGGTATCTGGAGCGATGTAAACCGTTTTACCTGCTTGAGTAATCTCAAGAATCGGTTCGCCGTTTCCGAAAGACTTATAGCCCTTCCAGTATTTTACAACAGAGACTTCTGGAGAAACCTCCGAACCGCCATCAAATATAGCACTTTCACTGATAATTTTCATTAATATACCTTTATTAAAGAGGAACTTTTTTAGTTAGCAATCGTCCGAAGAAAGAAGTCTCACCAATCAATTTACCAGATGGTCTTGTTATTTGCCCCTCGCCAAGCAACTTTACAGTTTCATCTTCGCCAATGATTGAAACCTTCTTTCCTTCTACAAGAAAGTCTCCAGCGGCAGTTTCAACAATGCAATTTTCTATTGCATTGGCTGGATTCATGGTCTCCTTATATTTATCAGTCGGGCGATAACTAACATAGTTCTTACGACGAACAATTACTAAATACCCTAACAAGACCGCTTCTTCAACAGACATTGAAACGAGATGATCCATTTGTAAATCCTAAACTTTGTTTGAGGTTAATACTCCTTGACTTTGATATTTATCTTCACCCCAATAATTTTGTGGTTTAACCATTAAACATCCACAAATATGACAGTCTTGCGACTGGGGATAGATATTGCTCCAATATAAAGTAATCATTGGATAATTGAAAACATCCACATTACTATCACGCTCGGCACAATATTTGCACCATACCACGAAACCATTCCCTGAACTCGGGAAAACTAAATACCCAATATAATCTTTCATGAAAAATTGTGCAAGGAAACCCACGATTTTAATCGTGGGGAATTGCACCCTCTGTTTGGTATATTCCAAAGCCCACGATTTTAATCATGGGTTATTGACTTTACCTCTGGTAAAGGTGGAATAGAATTTGGATATAATTGAAACTCGTTTGGAGATTGTGGCTCTACCATTACTGAATGGCACATATGACATTTTTGCCCATAAGGGAAAATATTCCCACGATACAAAGACACGTAGTTATGTGCTAACTCCTGTTGAAGTTGATTAGTTTGACAATTCTTGCACCAAACAAATAATCCAGTTTGGGTTAGCAACGGTACCGCATATCCTACCAAATCAGTGTCTGAAATAATATCTGTATCCATAATCTTATTCCCTTCTACAAATTAGAATTTACTACACATAACACTATATAGTGTGTTCCAAATGGAAACGGCTAATTAAAAATGCATCTGTTCTATTACAGAATATGTAAATGTAATTACAATTATCAAAAGAAAAATTGACCACCATAACCAAGCAAAAGCTTTGCTTCTCATTTTAGATTCAGGAATTATTTTAATAAATAGGTTATAAGGATCTTTAAAATTTTTGAAACCTTCTGGCTCTTTTTGATAGTCTGGTCTAAAATCACTTGGAATGAACTTATTCATTCGTTTTAGTCAAATACTTTTTGCGTAATTCAATTCCAATGACCATAACTTCATTGATGGTCAATTTATCTTCATCATCAAAGGCTCCGATGAAGTCCCACATATCGTTTGCCGAGACTTCGAAACCTAACTTTTCAGAAACGGCTTTCTCATATTTACGAGAGAATGCCATTTCAAACTTAGTCGGTAGTTCGGGTTCATTAACCAAACAAGCAATTGGGCATAAGCATTTGCCGTAACCAAAACTGCCAGAGATAAGTTTCCCACCGTTTGCCAAATGAGCCTCAATAGCAAGACTTAACTGGGTCTTAAAAGTTTCAAGTTGTTCTTTGTCCATTTTATTTTTCCTAATTGTTAAAGTTTATTGCCACATCTCCAACACATAACTTCACTCAGCGAACATCTTTCATTTTTACAGGTAGGACAAATATGATTGTTTATTATAGCAGAAGGCAATCGATCGCCAATCCAAACTGGCTTTTCCCAACAATCACAATTAGTTTGCAATCCTTCCGTAAGAATAGAAAAACTATTTGCCATAGCCCAAATCTGGTAATCAGTTGTAAAATCATCCCATTTTACATAAAATTGACCATCGTCCCTGATGTTATGAACATGACCAGTCTTGCCATATCTTGGGAAAGATATCGGTGAGGTATTGAAAATACATCTCACACGCACACCTAATTGAATTTGACTATCAGTGGCTGGCGGGTCTGTAAAATACATTGTAGTAGAATTACTCATTTAAGCAAATCCTTTTTCAATTGCCCAAAAACCTATTTTGCTACCATTAGAATCTAATATATCATGATCTTCTTCCTCAATGGATGAAGATTCCTCTTCCATTAAAGAAGAAGCCGAAGTAATTAGAATTTGTGCAATAGCACCATAAGATGAAACTGATTCATCACCAACGTTTATTTTAAGAATGAATCTCATAAATCCTATCCACATGATTCCATGCACGTTTCATTATAACAACTTGGAACGGTCCAAGTGGAATCCACGCCTGACGCCACACAAAAAAGCAGAATCTATCCAGCGAACTGGAATAGATTCTGCTCATTCGATTAAACATCCGCATCCATTAGTTCAGACGAAGACCTCTTGCCACGCAGGAAGTATAGATCTCCCCGAACAACAATCGTATATTCCTGACCTGAGCGCAAGAACTTCTTGCTTGGTGCAATTTCAATAGAGATTAGGCGCACAACATCGCTACGACGAGCAATTGACTGCTCAAGGGCCAGTTTCTTTTCATCTACTTCAGTTGACGCAAGATCGTAATTACCAATGAGTTCTTTTAGATTCGACATGATACACTTCCTTTATTTTTCAAATTAGCACAACATTGTGCGTGCCACGTCAGAGCATGGCTTCATCTATGAACCTTGTCAAGACCCGATGGGAACCTAAGTCAGGGTAATCATTAAATGATAAGGCCAAATTGAAACTGTTAATCGTTTCAAAAAGATTGAATTATTATTAGCATCATGAATTCTAAATCTTCTTGATCCAAAATAATAATACTTAATATTCTTATGTGGTCCTACTTTTAGTTCTCCTCCTCCCAACCATAACCTTAATTCTAAATGCATTTTATCCTCTATTTGATCTCTTCTCCATCTTCAGAAGGGAGATATATAATTCTTTGTCCTTCATCATCAAACTCAAAATCATACACAATATCAAACTCTGCCTGAGACATATTGGATATATCTAATAAAGATTGTTCTAATTCTTCTTTAAAAGAATTAGAAACACAATCTAATGAGTTTGCTGGACCAGTTTCTCTATCTTTCGATCTTTTAGAAAGATCATAAGTTGACTTCTTAGAAACTTCTATTACTAAATCTTCTACAATTTTTTCTACATAATTCACTGCTTCTGAATAAGAAGCCGCTGGAATGGTAATGATGCATGCTACCTGATACTTTTTAGACATTTTAACTCCTTGTTTATATGTTTGAACTTTCTATTCAGCTGGCGGTTGCTCCTACTCCTCGGGCTTCACTGAGGACACGATCGGCTTCCCCACTCCTTAGCAGGTCAAGAGGCGAACGGTTCTCGAACACCTTCGTCGGCGTTGTGAGCCATCGTGCTTGAGCAAGATGCCCAATCGCCAGCGCTTGCAATACCTTCGGCAGTCCTGCGACGATTCCATCGGCACCGTTCGCATCGAATTGCCATGAAGGAAACCATAGTTGGTTTTCGTCTTCAATGGCCAACAATGTTTTTTGTAAGGCCCGATCCTGCACTGCCTGTAGCGAGACATTCAATAGCAACGCGACATCTGGCGATGTTAGAGCTCCAACAAGTAGGCTCTTTCGTTCACTGGCAGAAGCTGCAAGAACACGCTTTCGAATCTTGTCATCGTAAATAGACATAATCAATTATTCCAGTCTTCAGGAACGAATCCACCAGCAAGTAGCCAATTATCTAAATCTTTGACCTTATATGCTAATTCAACGCCATCCGTCTCATTAGAACCCCTATCAGCAATAATCTTTTTGATTAGTGCTCGAATGTCTTTCAATGCCTGATCTGGATCCATTTAATTGCTCGACTTTGAGACACTGCCAGTCTTAACAACTTCAGCAGAAGATTTAACAAAAATAGTTAGCTTCTCGCTGTTTGGATGCTGATCCAACAATGCTTGCATCAAACTTCTCTTGAACATGAAAACATGTCCATCAGAAACAGTGGCACAAACAATTCCTTGTGAATCAGATAGTGCCGCCAAGTACGCCGCTTCACCTTCATTAACTTTGTCGTTGCTCATATTAATTCCTTTAATCTTTCTTTTCATTGTAAATTGAACTGCAATAATTTGTAGTAGCGTCTTCAATTGAGACTTCGTAATATTCATCGATGAACGAATCATCGAGGTTTCTTTCTTCGCCAAGCGAGCACCACACCCACAAAACCATTTTTGGATTACCTACATCAAAATATGCAATGAGATCTTGTGTGTCTTGATCTTCGCTCATGCTCATGATGCCGCCAACAATAAACTTTATATCAGGACATCGATAATATTGTACTTTATTTTCGTCTTCAATCAGACGTGCAGTATCAGGAAGCCTTTTGCGAATATCATCCATGCTATGGAATATAGTCGTCATATTATATTGATTCCTTTTTGTTAAAAGTATTCTTTGATACGATTTTGTTTTTCTTTTTACAATTTAAAATTGCCAGATCACCACTCCAAGTCAGCCGGTAATCTTTTATTCTTTGACCCACGGGCCAATTTTCATTGATATGAATGATTCCCTCTTTTGAGTCAATATAATAATTTTTGCGACAAAAAGAATAATGATATTCTGTATTATCTTCGTCTGATAATTTACGAACATATACCTTGGGAAGGTCTGATAATTTACGAACCAATACTTTAGGAAACATCTCCTCTGTAATATCTGCATAACAATTATTCTTAATTTTATATTTGAATTGTGTAGCAGTTATGTCGTAAATATATTCACTGCTTTCTACCCAACAATGTCCAGCACCAATTATGAACTTGGCTTGTATGTTTCTTTTACCTGCTTCTTTAACAAGTAGCCAAGAACCAATAGCACAGCCACCTTCTAAATTATGCCAGATCCAGTTTTTATCGGATGACTTTGCGAAAACTCGCATAGCGTCATGTATTTGTTCGCCCAATTTAATTAGATCAATATTCGGTTTCATCACAAACTCGTTTCAAAGTTGAAAACCTACTGAGGTAAGGAAAGTATTAATCAATTCTTTCAATTTTACAGCGTCATCATGATCCTCCTGATCAGTTGATTGATCTTCGGCATAATCAGCAAGAGCAAAAAGCAAAACATAAATTTGACGTTCCGTCAAGTTCACTTTGACTTCAAACAAATCATTATTTTTATTATTCATAATATACCTAAATGGACAAAAATTAACGCGTCAAAAAATAATCCCCATATGTTTCTTTCAAAGCGGCATAAAATAAATCTTTTAATTCTTTTACACCATTAAAGCCAGCCAAATCAACCGATTGATTAGCGATATAGGCATCAATAGCATACTTCAAATCGAAGACTTGAGATTCCGTCAATTGTAAATAAACTTCATATTTTTTAGCCAAATCTAAATTATATTGCCTTGCTTTAACCTTAGGCAATGAGGGTTTCTTACTAACGACATTTTTTGATTTATTTTTCATAACCAACCTAAATTAGTAATAGTGACCGATGGGAAGGCTACCAATTACCGCGCAAAATATAAAGACTTCTGCCCTTATACAATCCTGACAAAACGGCTATGTGATCAACATAATCATTATCGTGAGTTAAATATACTTTGGTCCCATGACGGAGTAAGGCGAAACCAACTTCCGCAAGACATTGCTTTTCAGACTCGCCAGTTCCCCTGATACATACAAGAAAATCTGTAATTTGACTGCCAGTGAAAGCCCGTGTGTTTTGCTCCAAAACCAATTCATCCGCACTGGCAGTGATAGTACTGCTCATAATAGCAAGGACACAACCAATTAGAATACTTTTCATTTACCACCTACTTAATACATTTGGATAAATGTAGCTAAAAACTATTACTGATAAGGCCATCAAATCCAATAACCCAAATAAAATGGTATAAAAAATTAAAACACTTTTCACTTGGAGTCTTCCCAGCATTGGGCAAACAATGTTTGATAGTCGCCAGACTTGCTAAGGTCGCTGTTTTGAATATTCTTATAGCACACCAAAGCCCTCGCTTCCATCGAATGGAGCTTCTGATAGCTCCAAGAGCCCGTGGCAGACAGCGCCTGAATAGTATCAACGCTGGCTTGCCAGAAGGCACTTGCAGCCACTTCCGCCTTGTCAGTGGTACACTCGGAGCGCAAGTCTTGCGCATGCGTTTGCTCGTCAGCCATCTGCGCGTGCATGGATGGATTAGCGGCACAACCAGTGCCTAACATTAGGATACCGACAAAAGATAAAGTTGTAAATTGCATGTATTTATTCCTTGTTATAATATATGTTTGATTGTTAATTAGTAAGAATTAGTTCCAACTTATCTACACATTGAGAGGCAATATTCTTGTAGTCCTGAGTGAATTGAATATTGCTCACCACGATGTTATCGTAGCAAACGCGAAACTTGCTCAATGTAATTTTAGGAGATAAGTCCCTTTTATTGGAAATCCAATCCCATGCAACATCTGCTGATTGCATGGTATTCCTTTCAAAGTTCCAATATGAGCGCTGGTCTTCTTCAAATTTATTTGCGGCTACTTGCTCTTGTCGCCATTCAGCATTTGTTGGAAACTTTTCAGTTTTTGGATGCGATGCAACAGGTGCTTGTGTTGTCGCACAACCAGAAACAGCAATCAAAATACTACCCAAAGAAAATACAATTGACTTCATTTTAACTTTCCAACTCCTTTATTAGCAAGACATAAACATCATTCCAATTGAGCGAATCTCAATAAGACTTTCAAAATCTAAAAGTGCAACGCTTTTGCTTCAAAGCCACGCTCTTTAAGATCTTCAAAAACAGATTCTACTGACCTTTCAGAACCCCACACGCTATCTCCCAGCTCTTCAAAATCTGATGGAAGAATATGTGCAATTTGAGGAGTTTGATCATTCAGACATTGATTCTCATCATAGAAAGTTTTTTCTACAATACAAATATACACACTGTAATCTACATCACTTTCATCCACATAAACATGAAAATAATAATCTTGTGGCTTTGCTTCAGCAATTGCATTAGACATTATATTTTCCTTTCACAGACCTCTAAAATCACCATTAACAGAAGACCACTGCTTGAAAACTTCTGGTGAATGACGTCCATTACCATTCCTAACAAGTAGGATCGAATCAATCTCTTCTGGTTCCAAACGAGATTCTTCCTTCATATAAGCAAAGACAGTTGCAAGCCTTGCGTTAAAAACAGGGCGAACAATAATAGTAGTCAAATCAGAACCCGATGGTAAACCAACAATAATTGCAGTAAACATTTTAATGTCCTAAATAAAGTGTTGAATGATATGCTAACGATATGATTATCGAAAGCGACTGACTAAAACTAAAAGAACAAGAACGAAACAAATATAAGCGGCTATACTAATCATGCTGGAGAAACATCCTCGGCACGAAAAGCCGTGCCAATATAATTAAGTGGACGTCTACCAACTAACTTGATACAATAAGATTGAACAGTATCAAATGTTGGTGGAGACATTCGCTTGGATATGACTATGCCATAGCCAAGCGTTGTGATGACACGATCACCAGTTTGGAATATCTTTCTCATGTTAGATTCCACGAATTAGTTAATCTCTTGCACACAGGTATAGCCGGGATAGGAGGTACTTGAGACGCCACCTTCTGGAGTTGGATTGCAGGAATAACCAGCCTGGATACAAACGCCGGGGCTACCTCCACAATACAAACCGCCAGAACAATACCCAGCTCCTTGATACTCAAAAGCAGGATCATTGCTGCAAGGTTGATCCTCAAGAATAGGAATTAGACATTCATACATACTATTTTGATTAGAATAAACGCAGTTATATCCTTTTTGGCAGGAAGAACTTGCATCACTTGCACCAGCATCAGAAGAAACTGGCGGAATACAAACAGGTGGAGAAGTTCCCGCTTCAACATCAGTTTGCCAAACAGCAAGAACCGGAGCAGCATCGACAACAACATCGGCAACAACATCGGCAACAGCAGCATCAACAACGTCCGTTGTATTAGCGGCGTCAAAAACATCAGAAGTCAAAGCAGCATCAGTGCTATCAGCGGCTTCAACAATATCAGAAGCTTCTGCAACCACACTCGCTTCTACGGGCGTGATTATAGTTCCTGAGTCTGGAATATCGCCAGAATCTACAGATTCTCCATTAGCGCCAGATTCTCCGTTAGTGCCATCAACGCCATTTTTTCCGTCATGGCCTTGTCCTGGGAAAAGCGAGCAACCAGATGATGCGATCATTATTGATATCAGAGTTGCATATTTAATATTCATTTTGAATTTTCTTATGATAGTTATGGGTTTAGATACAGTCCTACAATTATTGGCATTTTATTTTGGCAACGCCATAACCAAGCAGTTATTTTCACCTCTACATCTTAGAAAGAGCACGACCCGATGGGACAGAAAATATGTCGATATTCGCTTAAAATTCAGCCAATCGCTGATATATTATCAGACGGAGGAAAGTTATCATGAAGAAAATTTGTAAGGTAGAAGGTTGTCAGAAAAAACATTATAGTCTGGGGTATTGTCAAAATCATTTTAGGAACTTCAAAAATAGCGGAGACCCAATTTGGCATGGATATCCAAAATTATCTTGTAAGGTACAAGGCTGTGCAAGAAAATATAAGGGGCTTGGATATTGTGAGCCACATCTTGATAGATTCAAGAATCACGGCGACCCGCTTGCAGATCAAAGCATCAAAATTATGAACCAATTTTCAGTTTGCACAATAACAGATTGTTATAAAGAACATTATTCCTTTGGTCTTTGTCAAGCCCATTATGAACTTCAGAAACGAAACGGTGATCCAAATATCAGACAAAAAGCAAAAAATGGAGAAGGTAGGTTGGATGCCAAAGGCTATAAACTATTTAAAAAAAAATGGTATTACTTATAGAGAACACCGATATGTTATGGAACAGCATATTGGACGAAAATTATTACCATTAGAAAATGTTCATCACAAAAATGGCGTTCGCGACGATAATAGAATTGAAAATTTAGAACTATGGACTAAAGTTCAGCCGTGCGGAAAACGCCCAAAAGATTTGATTGTCTATGCCAAAGAGATATTCGCCCAATATATGAAACCAGAAGATTTGGTTTCTTATGCAAAAGCATTACTTGCTAATCATGCATATGAAGAAGACGACCATCTTTGGTAAGACACTATCTTAGTGAAAATTATGTTGGTGTTTTCTATTGGAGAACCACCGAACCAAGCAGCCCTATTTTTTTGACTGCCACATCCTATGTTCAGACACACGCACCGATGGGACTATCCACCTGAGAACACTGATTTAGTCTGCTTTGCCTTGACGCCCCAACTAATCGAAGAATTGCTAACGCCCATCTTCTTCATGAACGGGCTCTTACCAGCCTTCAAAATTCGGGCAAGTGCATCTTGCCTTAAAACGACCTCTGCCATATACTCGCCCTTGATGATAATCTTGGTGGAAAGCAACACGCCAAAGTAATCAGAGGCAGACGAACCGTCCGCAAGTTGCCGATCCAAGAAGCGCATACCGTCCTGGGGCATATCAAAAGGCTTCTCAATGACAAGATTGCCATCGGCAGAATAAATTGATGCCACATAATTCTTTGGAACCTTGTTGGTTTCTTTTGCTTTGTCAGCAAGAATCTTTGCTTCTGCTTTCTTAACTTCATTTTGAATCTGGTAGGAGAGAACAGCGGCTTTGATGTCTGAAAGAGCGGGGGTGGGCAAAAGTTCGCGAGCATCAAACCGATTGACTATTGAACCAACGACACCGAACATCTCATCATTCATGAGGAATGATCTGTGATTGTTAATAAACTCCGAGGCAGAATTTGCTGCCTTGGTTCCAGCCTTGAAAAGAAACTTTTTTACTGACATATTCGACATTTGTGGTCTCCTAAATTGTAAGAGGTACTGCTTGACTACTGATTGGAAGTTCGAACCCGATGGGAACCTTATCGTTTATTTTTCTTGCTAATCTTTATATTTTTTAGATTGGCTCTGGTTGACTTCAAAGCGGTTTCCAAAAATTGATCAGTCTCTTTTTTTGAGAATTCGCACATAGTAAAAAAATCAAAATTATCTAATTCAGATGTCTTTTTCATTTTGCCGCTCGCATCCGAAGATATTGCATGCCATTATACTCGTCTGGCTTGATATGACCATGCTTCTCCAACCACTGGACATTCCCACAAACAATCACACAAAGATTGGCTCGGGCTCGATGAGATTGAAACTCAAGTGGTGTTGTATTTGCCCAGTCGATTACTTCCTGCATTTGCCCAAAAGCAAATTCTGGTGTCATCGGATTGCCTGGTTCATCGTAATGCTTAATCATCTCCTCAATGGCTTCGGAAAACTTATCGAGATTCATATCTTCTGGCGTAAGGCAAAGTGCGATGCCGTCAGTAGTATCGGACTTGTAGAATGCTGACATTCTAACCAAACCCGTTTGGATATTGTTGGAGTTATTTGATTTATTTGCCCTGCGTTGATGTCTGTTCATTTTAGTTCTCGTTGTTTGGGCTGAGCGATGTTGCCCGAGCCATATACTTAGGATCAGTAGTCGCCACGATGGGAACTAAAAAGACTATCTCGACGAAGACAGCTTCGTATGAATCTTGCCACCAATTCGCCCAATGGCACTGGTCAATCGCATTTGTGCCAGATAAATCGATTCTCGCTGCTGACCAATCATTGCATAGCCCATTGCGAATTCAAGCGCCAATTTAGCCTGCTCCAAATCGGCTTTCAAGTCTCTAACCCGTTCGTCTGATACTTTGAGCTTATCCATTAAATTGATTCCAATTCTGCCATTGTGCAGGATTGCACAGTAGTGGTTCCCTTGTCGCATTCCGCGCATGGATTATTATCACCCAATTTAGATGGGCTATAAACGGCAAACCTTATTCCACAATTAGCACATTCCCATTTGAGGTTTCGTAGTGGCCTAACAACTTTATTTTTCAAAATATTTATTCCTTAATCCTGTTCAACTACTTCTTAGTATTTATAGCCCGATGGGAAGTCTTGACATTCTTTTTCATTAGTTCATTAAACTCTTTTTCATTTTTACAACGTAAACCATGTATCCAATATTGCTTATGGCCATTTGACATGTAAATGGCGGGCCCATTTGCTCGATGGAACTTACCATTTAGATACCAATATTCATCCCCATTAGCATACTTAATAGCCGGGCCATCTTTGCGACTATATTTGCCATGTAGATACCAAAGCTTTGTGCCATCAGGATATTCTTGGGCTGGGCCATCTACACGGTGAAGTTTGCCTTTTAACCACCATTCTTTATAGCCATTAGGCGATTCTTTAGCGGGGCCATCTACCCTATGAAGCTTACCATATAGGTGCCAAAGCCTTGTGCCATCAGAATAGTTGATAGCGGGAGCATTTTCTCGATGGAGATTTTTGTTTAGATACCAAAACTTGGCGTTAGCATATTCTTGCAATTCGCCACCATTAGGAAGCTTCTTTATTTTAACAGTATTTTTCTTCGCTGGCTTAAGACCTTCACCATTTAGGAACCACCACTTTTCACCATTAGCAAACTCAACAGCAGGTCCATTTTCTCGATGTAATTTATCATTTAAATACCATTCTTTATCACCATTAACTCTTTCAATAGCAGGACCATCTTCTCGATGAATCTTACCATTTAGATAATAAATGGTATCACCATGGATATATTTAAAAATCTCTTTGCCATCAGGATATTTATATAATATTCCATTAGGCAATTTACTTATTTTAACTTTTTTCATTTTCTTTTCACCAACCTTAAACATCCAAGATTTAAAATCTAGACATTCGCCATATAGCCACCATTCTTTATCGCCTTCAGCAAAGTCTATGGCAGGACCATCTTCTCTATGGAATTCACCATTTAGGTAATGAATGGTATCACCATTGGTATATTTAAAAATCTCTATGCCATCAGGATATTTATATAATTTTCCATAAGGGAAATTACTTATTTTAACTTTTTTCATTTTCTTTTCACCAAAATGCTTTCAATCTCATTAGTCGCTCAAATTCTTCTTGAGTTTTACAAGATAATTTAACTCCATATAAATGCCATTCTACAAGACCATTAAATATGACAGCCGGGCCATCGTCTCTATGACGTGCACCATTTAGATACCAGAGTTCATCGCCATTAGTGTATTTATGCCTGTTGCCACCATTAGGTAATGGAATTATTCTTAATATAGCCATATTTACCAGAATACTTTCAACTTCAATAGTCTTTCGAATTGTTCTTGAGTTGTGCAAGACAATTCCTTGCCGGATAGAAACCAGCCTTTATCACCATTAAAAGATTCAAATGCCGGACCATCTATGCGATGCATATTACCATTTAAAAACCAAACTTTGGTTCCATTACTCATGGACATGGCTGGTCCACCTATTCTATGGTTTTTGCCATTTAGATACCAACACTCACCACCACCACCACTATACTTTATAGCAGGGCCATCCTCTCGGTGATATTCACCATTTTTATTAAAATATGATTTATCACCAGAATCATTCTGATGCAATTTACCGCCATTAGATAATTTAATTCTCTTCATTTTTTCTACCAAAACACCTTCACCTTCATTAATCTTTTAAATTCTTTTTGGGTGGTGCAAGGTATTTGCACACCATGCAGATACCAACGTTTATGTCCATCCCAACGGATTACAGCAGGACCGTCTTCTCGATGTAATTTATCATTTAGATACCAAGCTTTGGAACCAGTAGAAAGTTCCAAAGCGGGGCCATTCTCTCGATGTAATTTACCATTTAGAAGCCAATGTTTCTCACCATTAGGATATTTGTGTAACTCGCCGCCATTAGATAGTTTAGTTATTTTTTCCATTTTCATTTTACTCACTCCGTGGAATCTTCGAAACGAAGATTCTACCAAAACCCTTTCAATCTCATGAGCCTTTCAAATTCTTCTTGAGAATTACAATCCAATCGCTCATCATTTAAATACCATTCACCTTCACCATTACCATAATCAATGGCAGGCCCGTCTTTTCTATGACGCTTGCCGTTTATATACCATTCTTTAACACCACGAACACGATCCAAAGCGGGGCCATCTTCTCTGTGGCGAAGTCCATCAAAATAATAAAATTTGTTTCCATTAGATACTTCGTGCAAAACTCCACCATTAGGCAGTTCCGTTACTTTTAACATTTTTCCTCAGCATAGATAACGAATTATTATCCATGATCGGGGAAACAAAATGGACTCTCATTACCAAAATGCTTTTAGCAGCATTAGTCTTTCAAATTCTTCTTGAGTTTTACAAGGTATTCGTTCGCCATTTAGATACCAAGATTTTTTACCATTATCCCACTCAATAGCAGGGCCATCTTCTCGATGAAGTTTGTCATTTAGATACCATTCTTTATCGCCAGTAGCCCATACCAAGGCTGGTCCATATTTTCGGTGAAGTTTGCCTTCTATACGCCATTCTTTATAACCGCTGGTAAAGACTACGGCGGGGCCATCTTCTCTATGAAGCTTACCATCTATATACCAATATGTGGAATTGCCACTGTGAATAGCGGGGCCATCTTTTCTATGATATTTGTTATTTAGATAATAATATTTAGAGCCATCATTATATTCCCATAGTTTTCCGCCATTTGGTAAATCAGTTATTTTACAATCCATTTTTCCCCTATAGTGATTGCAAAATCACAATCTACCAAAATGCTTTCAATCTCATTAGTCGCTCAAATTGTTCTTGAGTTTTACAAGGTATAAGTTTGCCATTTATAAGCCATTCTTTTTGACCGCTACCCCATTCTATTGCTGGGCCATCTTCTCGATGAAGATTGTCATTTAGAAACCAAAATTTGTCACCATTAGCAAACTCAATAGCCGGGCCATCTGTTCGATGAAGAAAGCCATTTAAAAACCAACTTTTGTCGCCACTATCATATTCATATAATTTGCCGCCATTATATAATCTAGTTATTTTCATTTGTTTTACTTTACCCACTCCGTGGAATCTTCGAAACGAAGATTCTACCAAAACACTTTCAGTTTCATAAGTCTTTCAAATTGCTCTTGGTTTTTGCAATATAATTGCACACCATCTACATACCAATATTTATTACCATTGAGACAATCGATAGCAGGGCCATCTGTTCGATGGAGATGGCCATTGATATACCAATAGCGAGTGCCATTTATTAGCTCAACGGCGCAACCATCTTCTCGATGATAATTATGATGCAAATAATAATACTTCTCACCATCAGAATATTCATGCAGTTCGCCACCATTTGGCAACTGGGTTATCGTTCTATCCATTTACCAAAATGCTTTCAACTTCAATAGTCTTTCGAATTGAACTTGGGTTGTGCAAGGTACGCAAATACCATTTAGCCACCATTCTTTAGAGTCATCACTACGATCAACAGCCGGGCCATCTTCTCTATGGAATCCCTTATTCCGAAAATAATATTTATCACCAGAAGAATACTCGTGCATCCAGCAGTCATGAGGTAATTTAATTATTTTCATTTTATACTTTATCCACTCCGTGGAATCTTCGAAACGAAGATTCTACCAAAATGCTTTCAATCTCATTAGTCTTTCGAATTGATCTTGAGTTGTGCAAGGTATTCGAATACCATTTAGCCACCATTCGTTAGTGCCATCAGGATTTTCAACAGCTGGACCATCATCTCTATGATATGATAAACTACGAAAATAATATTTATAACCAGGAGGATACTCATTCATCCAGCAACCATGAGGTAATTTAGTTATTTTCATTTTATACTTTTTTATACTTGCGCTTCCACCAATCTTCAATGGCTATAAACAAACAAGTGTCATTGCCAAGTCCAGCCAAAGCGTCAATGCAAAAAACAAAGACAATTATATCAAAGCCCATCAAACCTGGATACATACTAAAAAAACTAATAAAATCTTTCATTTATCACTCCCGAATAGTTCAATTAAGGCATCTATAGCCAGAATAAAAACCAACAATATCATTGCTACAAGAGTGGTAATCATAAGATACTTCATAGGACACCTAATATAATACTAGACTATTCAGCAACTCCCAAAAGAATGCCTTGCTCTTTCCATTTGTTGGAAACAACAAACGGTTTCTCATCTTCTTCAATTGGAGGATCTTCAATAACCTCGGTCAGAAAGAAAACTCGTTCGAGATCATTGAGATCTTCAAGAAACGATTCTTCAAAAGAATCAAGGACTTCTTCTTGATTCTGCTCATCATCCTGAAGTTCAAGATACAATACGGCTTTTTGATCGTGCAAACACTTGGACAATTCAAGAGTTAGTTCTGGTCTTTTTTCTTGAAGAGCCATCCAAAGGAACGTGTCAATCTCATATTGATGAGATGAACCAAAGTCTGTTTCTGTACGGGGTTTCATGTAAATAAAATTACCTTTCGTGAGTGCTGGTTATATTTAAGTTAAGCATCGGTGCCCGATGGGTCAAGAGGTCAATCTTACTTTCGCTTGGTTCGTTCATGCGGCAGAGCTAACTCAGGATTAGCAGTAATCGCAATTAGTTCGCACGCATTCCAAAGCAACCAATCAGATAGTTCAAGAAAAGTAACGATGGACATATTCATCGGAAACTTACCTGCTTGATGCTGGATCAAGCACGAATATTTAATTGGAAACAACGGGTCATCGACGGCAGCATTTGCTGCCGCGATATCATGATGAAACACAAAATCAACCAGAGTGTTTAGTCTGGTTGGGCAATCTTGGTAATTCGGGAACATTGTTTTGGTGCGTGATAGCATTTTCGATCCTGTCGGTGATAATTTTGGTTTCTGCGAGGCTCTTTACTATTTTCAATCTACGAGACGATGGGAAGTTTGATTGTTTCAACATTGCCAATTTTACCTGGATTGCACTTGGCAAAGAATCTCGGGATGACCAGGCGGGTGAGTCATGTAGCTCGGATCAAAGTGCTTGCTCATAATTGGAGATATCTCAGCAACATTATCTTGGAGATATTTTATGAATTGTTTCTCAAGCAACTTTGCATCAATTTGACTTGGAGAATAATAAAAGACCTTGCAATATATCTCCATGTCAGCGATGACACAATTGGGCTGAAGTCCCAAACGAACTTGTTCGGGGCTTCTATCGCATGTAATATCAAATGACATTACGGAACGATAACCTGATGGGCCAGCATCATTATAGCCGACTGGCACGCTATGAGGCTTGATTAAGAAACCTTTGCCAACAATTACTGGGATGTCAATGTCATCATAGATATGAAGTGATATCATTCCAGTTGTCCAAACTATAGGTGGAGTAGTTTGGACATGTTCGATTGGGGCGATGACAACATTTGTTGGCGTTGTGTGTGCGATGCTTTTGCTTGGAGTCACGCTCGCACAGTTGAGCGCGAGCGCAGACAAAGCGATCCCAAAGAGATTAATTGTTTTGTTCATTGTTCCTTTCAAAAAGCTTGACAAGTTCCGGGACATCCAGTCTGGTTATTTTCTACGTTTAGTGGACAACCAGCATCACCATGATTACATACATCAGATAGAATCCCAAAGCCTTGAATAGTTTGTGCACAATCATTATCTACTAAACAACTTGCTCCAACTGGAAGTGGAGTGATACACGTTGAAGTTCCGGTAGTAGCCCCTCCGGCTATATTATATATAGCAATACCAAAACAGATCAAACCAGGAGCACATTCAGCAATTTGGCTGGTGGTACTAAGCGGCGTATTACAAATACCTCCCAATCCAGGACGTGGTTGACATGTAGCGGTGATAAAAGAACCTGGTGCTGTCGCCAGGCATTGTAGCCCACTTCCACAAGATTCAAGTAGTCCAGCGCTATATGGCCTACTCCCATTACAATCGAACGGAACATCACATGTATTGCATATCGATCCTACCAGTCCATCAGTTTGATACTGCTGACATGTAAATGGACCGTTGCTTTCGCCAGGGCTAATAGATATTACTAAACCAGATTCAGTTAAACACTGTTGGCCACTTCCACAAACAGTAATAAGGTTTGCTGGAACCTGCGAACAATTAGTAGAACTATCTGGACAACAAAAGGAACCTAATGTAGTATTAGTTGTTGATGCTTCCGTTCCAGCATCAGGAATAGTTTGTGCAAAAATAACTGTGGAAGTTTCTGGTGAATTCAAATCTGCCATTCCAGAATCTGCAACGGGCGTTGACGCTTCTGGCAAAACTGCCCCAGCATCAGGCGTAGGATCAACCGTACCAGCATCAGGATCAGCGGGAGGATCGGCGTTAGGAGCCAAGGCAACAGACACTCCGGCGTCCTCAAGATTGACAGTAACTACGACGGTCACCACGACAACAGTTGGTAGTCCGCCATCAGTAGATTCTGACATTGCGGTTTGCGTAGCGGTAGACGCTGCCACAGCCGTGTTCGCAACAAATGCGGATGAAGTTGTGGATGTGTTCGTGCCAGTATCAGTTCCAGTATTAGATCCAGTAGAATCTACTTGGACGATTGCCGAAGAAGTTGATCCAGAGTCGTTAGGACTATTAGGATCGTTAGGTTCATTAGCCGAACCAGGGAAGAGCGTACAAGAGGAAGACGCAATCATAATTGATAACAGTGTTGCGGAATATTGAATTTTCATAGATTTTTTTACCAACTTTCGTTATAGGTTTATGCTCCCTCGGCAACTTGCTGCTGATGGGAGCGTTTTTTTTCGTCTCATACAGGCGACACGGCATGTGCCCCGATGGGATTACAGGATGTTAGTCTTGGCAAACTCACCAAAATATTTTTCAGCCGCTTTGTTATATGCTTCGGCTGCCTCAATTTCTGATGCAAAATACCCTAAATGTATTAGTTTCTTCTTTACAGTAATACGAGCTTTCCATTTTTTTGCCCAACTCACAACGTCCTTCAACTCGTCGAAGCCTCAATAAAGAGAATTGATGATTTAGCACTGTCGGAAAAGCAGCATTCAACAGAATTAAGAGTAGCAGAGAGCCATCGCCTAAATGCTATTATTGAAAATACAAAAGAACAAACGCTATCACAAGCCGCTATACTAGCCACTCAACTCCAAAGTAATACTGATTCTATTAGACTCCAAATCAATAATCTATCTGAACGACTTTCAATTGTTGAGAAAAATAACAATGAAAATGCTGGATCTCGTAATAAATCGCAACTAAACATAGGTTATATAATTGCAGCAATAACAATCTTCGTTGCTATTATTGGCTATTTTCTTCATCATTAAAACTGACAAACAGGTGTTCCGCCATCCAAAGACGAGCATGACAATGGACCAGCGCTTGATGCACAATCCTGATATACCTGACAGGGTTCTCCTTTGGCTCTTGGAACAATGCAAGTGGAACTTGGGCTACCTAATAGTATAGGAAACTCCTTCGTATCACAGTCTGTATTGCTTGTGCAAGGCATACCAAAACAAGTTAGTCCGACATCGCAAAATGGGTTGCCGGCACCGCTGCAAACTCCTCCTAATTCTACCGGTGCTTCACAAACACTCGGACCGCCTACGAGAACGCAGGTTAGTCCAGCTTGACAAACACCACTTGATTGTTTTGATACAGGAAAATTACAATCAAGTGGTTGTGTTCCAATACCACAACAATACCCACCTAATCCAACTGGTGGTAATATAGGAATAATTGTGGATGCTTCTGAAACGCTTGGAGGATCAGCATCTGGCGAGGCATCTGGCGATCCTGCATCGGGAATGGTATCAGCGAAAATGATTGTAGAAGTTTCTGACGAGTTAGAACCAGAATCTGCAACAGGCGTAGATGCTTCTGGCAAAACCGCTCCAGTATCAGGCGTAGGATCAGCCATACCAGCATCAGGATCGGCAGGAGGATCGGCGTTAGGAGCCAAGGCAACAGACACTCCAGCGTCCTCAAGATTGACAGTAACGACGACGGTCACCACGACAACAGTGGGTAGTCCGCCATCAGTAGATTCTGACATTGCGGTTTGCGTAGCGGTAGACGTTGCCACAGACGTGTTCGCAACAAATGCGGAAGTAGCTGTAGATGTGTTCGTGCCAGTATCAGTTCCAGTATTAGATCCAGTAGAATCTACTTGGACGATTGCCGAAGAAGTTGATCCAGAGTCGTTAGGACTATTAGGATCGTTAGGTTCATTAGCCGAACCAGGGAAGAGCGTACAAGAGGAAGACGCAATCATAATTGATAACAGTGTTGCGGAATATTGAATTTTCATTTAATGGATAGCCTGCTTTCTTTTTTGTTAGGTTAATTGTCAGTCTGCAAAATCATCACGATCCTCGTCCCATTCACGGGCATACTCATCATCGAGATCGTCATCATCGTCAAGATAATCCATTACTTTTTCACGGACGCTTGCAACTTCCGATTCCGTTAGTTCATCGCCGAACACTTGCCCATTACATTTTACGCTCAAAATCTCAATGCTGCCAGGATCAGCCTCATAACAGTTTTCAGGCAAACCATGCGTGCGTGCAGGACTTCCAGGGGAAACTGCACACAATACATCAAGCGTGCAATGATAATACGAAGGAGTCTCTCGTTCAATACCAATATGAACTGTAATTTTTTTCATTGAAGTTTCAACTTCTTTCTTTTTGATTATCGAGAGTCTTGCTGTAGCTTCGGCTCGAAACCCCGATGGGTAATCGGCTCATCTCCAAAAATATAAATCAAAGTTTTTGCAATCGGCATAATTGTATAAATCACCAAAAGCATTGGCAACTTGTAATCATAGTTTTCACGGGTGAACAATTTTCTAATTGACATAACATCATTCCTTTATTTTACACGTGCACTGCTAACAACCGCGGAGACATCTGAACACGATAATACCCATGGTCTTCGTCGGTAATAAAACATCGCTGCCTGCCATTCTTGAAAAACCAAGGAACGATCTTGTTTCTGATGTCCCAGACCGAGTAATGTCGAATTGCCGTCAAACTACCAAAAACCATTTTTAATTCTACTGCACCAGTAAGAATCCAATCCTTGGATGGAACCATTTTAATCGAAGGACGACCAATCTGGTTGGCATCATTAACAAAATAAGTTTCATTAACAAGAGAAATTTGCATTATAATATCCTTGAACTTTCCTTGAAACGTTGCTAGGAAGAATCTTCCCGCATCATTACTATTGGCTTGAAGCCCGATGGGAATCAGGCAGCCTTTTCTTCTTTACCAAAATACTTGCACACTTCTTCTGCCGTGGTATATGCAACTTGAAACCGTTCAAGATAACGAAAGCCATCCCGAATCAATGCGTCGCCCTTGCCAAGCAAGTTTTCGGCGCCAGTGGCATCCAAGACAACTTTGGAATCAATGTGACTCGCAACCCGACAAGCAATGCGAGCAGGAAAGTTTGCCTTTATCGTGCCATTGATAATGTTCGTGCTTGGTCGCTGAGTAGTGAGAATAATATGAATTCGAGCAGCACGACACTTCTGAGCAAGTCTACAGATTAGAGTCATAAACTCGTTATCCTTGTCCTGCATAATTAGATCGGCAAACTCATCAATGATGACAACGATGTGTTTCATCTCAGAAACTGGCTTGCCAACACGAATCAAATCATAGCGTGATTCCATCGCTTGCAATAGATTCTTGAGCAATTGAATTGTATTAGCATACGTATAGCAAACTGGAATGTTGCAGGTTGCTTCATACTTCGCGAATTCAATCTGCTTGGGATCTGCCAAGTATAACTCCACATCGTTATACTGAAACAAGTTGGCGATGATAGTATGCAACAAGGTGCTCTTGCCCGAACCAGTTGTGCCGGCAATAATCATATGGGGATTCTTGGTAAGATCCATCCACATCTTTTGACCATCAACTGTTTGACCGAGCAAACAATTAATTGCGCCATTGGGAATATCTTTGTTAGACATGTAATTAAAGAAACTAAGTTCGCTTGTTCTTGGGCCAGCAAATTCCAATCTAACTAAGCCTTCATTGTGCATGACCTTGACGGAAGGCTTGCAGGGGCTTTTGAGAGCCAAAGAGATCTCGTCGAGATACTTCTTGATCGTATTGACCTTGGTGCTGGAATGCAGCTTCAGATCATAGAAAAAATAGTTATCGACCTGTTCAAAATTAACGCACTCTGCTTTGATGCCGAATGAGTTCAGGATAGAATCGAAGTTGGTTTGGTTATCAGTGTTCATAATAATATGATCCTATGAGGGCCCGATGGGAAACCCTATCAATTGAAATTAATTATACCATACTCGTCGTGATCGATCGTGTAATAAATCTTCTTAACCTTCTTGCTAATCAAAACTTTGAGACAAGATTTGCAAGGTCGTGCCATTCCAAATTTGCCGTCAATCAGTCTAATTCTGGCAACATATATAATCGCCCCATAATCAATCTTGGAAGCAACGCGATATTCTGCGTGAACTTGACGGTCAGGTTCTTGAGTAGGAGAATTGAGCGAACGGACCATTACTCCATCTTTCCTGATGGCCACGGCTCCCAACATGAAGCTCCTTCCGTCTTGGCGCGAGGTTGCCGTTTTTCCAGCAATCTCAAGAAAATTGAAAATCTTATTGTTCATGACAACTACTTTGAAAGAAGCGCTGATGGGAACCGTGATAGTAATAGATTAGTTTCCAAGTCCAGGGAATCAAACCCGGCTTTGACCTGCAACAACACCAGTTATCTTACTTGGAAACTAAATCGTTTTGATTTTTAGTTAGGCGGTAAATGGCGCCTCAACTTCAAGATCAGTTGGCTGAACCAAATAGCCAATCAATGACCAATTTGCTTTATCATCATAACTCGTGCTATCAATAAGAAAATAACGTCTGGCTTTATCGACAATTGAATGACCACCTTTAGCAGCAGTAATTCCAACTTTGCCAGCAGGCACTTGATGGTGCCAATCACCAACAGCACTAACAGCAATCCAATCATTGATATGCTTCAAAGTATCAGCACGATATCTAAGAACATGGCTCTCATCAAGAGAAACTTTTCGCCCAGTAATCAAAGTATATTCATCGGGATACTGATCCTTTGCTATCGCAATGATAGACTCAATACTTACATCATTTTTGGAACTGATAAAGAACTTTGGGAATGTGAATGCAACGATGACCCATTCACAATCTTCCTCATACCAGCCGGAATCTTTTCGCCAAGACTGATGAATCAAAACATTCTTAGTTTTGGAAACATGAAAACCGCCATGCCCTGGCGTCGTATATCTCATGATGCCGGGTGCGAGTTTGGTGCTTGAATCTGATTTGCCCCAAGGGGTTTGCGTAGACATTGTCATCATTCGACTTTCTTATTGAAACGGTTTTAGTTCGTACACAAGAGATTTATGTCTGTGCCGATGGGAACTTTATTTACAAATTTGCTAATCGTTTGGTTGTTATATTGATTGCCTCTTGACTTTCGTCTATTAGAATATAACCACGATTGTGTTTTATTGCGGCAGCACCAGTTGTTCCGCTACCACAAAAGAAGTCTAAAATAGTGTCATTTTCATTAGAATGAATCTTCACAAGTCTTTCTAATATTTGAATTGGTTTCTGTGTAGAATAACCAGTTCGCTCTTTACCATTTGTAGGAACTATTGTTTGCCACCAAACTGATGTTGGAGTCTTACCTCGTGCGGCTTTTTCTTTTCCAACTAAGCCTGGCGCCATATAAGGGAGTCTATCCATGGCATCATAATTAAATATATACTTTTTTGGGTCCATAACATACCACAATATGTTATCATGTTTAGCGGGCCACTTCTTTTTAGAACGAGCCCCAAAATCATAAGACCAAATAATCTCGTTCATAAAATGATCTCTACCGAGAAGGGCGTCTAAAGCCACCTTAATATAGTGAACCTCTCTATAATCTAAATGAACAAACAAACTTCCATTATCAGTCAAACAATGAATACTTGCTTCAATGCGAGACATTAGAAAGTTTTGGTAATCATCAAATGAATCATTGTAGCTTGACGAACTAATTTTTGTAGTGTTATATTGTTTACCACCAAAGCCAATTCGATCGCCCTCTTCACCAGAATTAACTGCAACAGTTTTGATTCGATCCCTTTTCATTTGTTTACCTGAATTAAAAGGTGGATCAATATAGATCATTGTAGATATTTTATCAGGCAACTTTGCCAATTCTTTTAGATTATCACCAAGCATAATTTGTTTTGTTAATGTCATTAAGATTTTCTCCTATATTGTATTAATATATACTAAATCAATAATACTTATCTTATTGATCTACAAACTACATACATATTAATGCCTGATCAAATGTCAAAAAATAATTCTTTATGAATTCATTCTGAATATAAGCAAGTTTTATATTATCTTGACGAATTTTATCCATCCATATTTTCAGATTAATAAACTTTTGATCTTCCAAAGAAGCCTTATCACATTCGGACAAAATATTATCAGGATCAATTTTATAGTTTTGATAACCTTCCAAAGATTTTAAAGAAAATGATGCAGATATAAACTGACTTGGACAGTGCTGTCCGTTTCTATCAATAAGATGACGCACAATTATATTGCCTGGAATTACATATATATCTCCAGATGACATATTTACTACTACAATTGGTACATATTCCCAAGCACGAACCTGATTAATAGAAAATGAAGTATTTTCTCCACCAATTTTCTTTACTTCACAACAGTTTCCATTTGGCGTTTTTAGATCTCCTGGCTCTTTATGAGCCGATTTACTAAATCCATATTTAACAATTAGATCTTTTTCTATTTGCTCGCCATCTCTTTTTATGGAGAGACTGGTTTCTTTTTCACTTGAATCTGATTTGCCACAAGATATATCCGTAAACATTTGAATCAATCGACTTTCTTTATGAAACATTTTAGGTTGCACCTAAGGTTTCACCTTAGCAGCCGATGGGAACTTTATCCCTCAAAAAGTAGATTCAAGAGCTGAACCACAACATGTGTCTACTAAGTTTAGTAATTTAGTATAAACAAGCGTCTTATGCTTTTGAATCTACTTTTTGAAAGACAAAATCATATGATAAGAAAAAAATAATCCCCAAAGTTTTAATCCAAACTGTTTTTCTTGGGGACTATTATCAAATAAATATCTTCGCACACCGACGAAAGAGGCGCGAAAAACTCGCTATTCATTTGACGAATGAACGAAAAAGATTGTTTGATTGGGCCACGATTGACTATTCGATCAAACAATCTCTTTCGAGTCACAATGCTAAGCTAAGATAAGTCCTGAAAGATTACTCGGCAACGACGTCAGCAAGGCGTGTAACACCACCATTACGACCCTTGGTAACCGTGAAAAGACCGCCAGCAACTTGGGCGCCGACATAAGCCTTGACGCGCTCTTCCATCTTCGCCCAATCAGTGGGCTGAATGTCATGAAGACGCGCAACTGCAAGACTCGCCAGTGTTGGCGTAGTAATCGTTGTTCCCTTGTACTGGTCAAAAACCGACTCAACAGCCGCGCCAACGACGTCGAGGTCATTCGCAAACGACGTATTGAAGTGAGTGATTGCGTCGCCCACATTCTTGAGAGTCGCCTTCACGCTAATCGTTCCATCAGTAGCCAAACACAACGCATCCATTAATATCAAACATAATAATTACCTTTTTTCTTTTCTTCGATGCACACCTATTAGGGTTGTGCGTTTTTTTGTTTTCGAGGGCGCCGTTATTGGAACCCTACATCTTTAGTTCGGGCTAAGTGCCCGATGGGATTTTAGTCAAGAAGCTCATCCGTTGAATATCCATCAACGCTCAGAATATCGGAGACAGTCTCTCCAGTTTCCTCGCCCCACTGCGAACGGTCAGCAAGCAACTGCCCGCTCATGTTATAGTCAGCCCCGCATCCGCACGTGTTCGTGAAGCCACTAAGTTCGACCTTTGTTCCACACACATCGCACAAGCCGACCGCTGGCTCGTGCTGACTATAATTATGAGTTTCGACTCCCTTGAAGAGAATCTTCTTGCGCACAATCATTAGACTTTCAGAATCTATTGACTCGATAAAACCTTCCAGGCAAGAATTAAAATTCTTGCGCCCTGCAAGTGCCAAAGTGCTTGGTTCAACGCGACCATCTTCATCGCATTCAAAAGCAAATCCAGCACCTGTAATGGCACTGTCTTCAAATTCGAAAGTAGATAGGTAAGAAACTGAATAACTATGAGTACGTGCTTTAATGATTTGCATTTTTTCTTCTTTAAATGTCAGATGTTTTATCAGAATTAAGGGAACAAGAATATTCTTGTTCACGAGCGTGCCAAGCAAAATACAACGTTTGTAACTGTAATTTTAGTAAGTAAATCCAAGGGCTTCAATGTCTTTTTGAAACTCTGACATTAGACCAGGCAAACGCTCTTCCAATGCTTTGCGATCAGCCAGTTGTTCCAACGTAGCATCGGGCCACACAGCCGACATTCTCGCATGTTCAAGATTGCCCTGTTCTGCCCAATACATAGTATTGTCAAAATAATGCATTGGACCATCAGTAGATGTAAGATGCCACTTGATATAGTTCCTTAGTTCTGGGAAATGTTTGATGACCAAGTCATGTTGACATCCACATGAACCAAGATATTTTTTATCATTCGTTTTTGCATGAATCCTAAATGGATCACCATTGGCTCTGTTACGATCATAATGATGAGCAGTGATAGCAAATGTATTATGCCCATTCTTGCATTCATCGTTATAGCGCACGTGAACAATCAAGATGCTGCCATCGTCCAAGTCCTTGCGATATTCTTTGACACCTAAAGTATTCATTTTTTTATTCCCAAACGATTGTATGATTTTGGACAGTGCCAATCTTGGCGCCAGAAACTTGTGCGCGCAATAGGCTAATATATACATCAACAGAAACAGAATCGAAACTTGAAAGCCCGACCAAATTCATCACTGTCAAATGTTCGTAAGTCCCACGAAAACCTGGCAGCATTCTAATTAGCGTTTCCTGATCCTTGAACGTCCTCACGGTTCCTGATGGGAGGGTAGGAGAACATAGTGGACCCGAAAAAACGAACTTGCTAAACTCTTTATAATTGGCATCGTTGCAATCATAAATTGCCGTACCGTCTTCGGCTTCCAGCAAATAATGCTCAAGAGTGCCGCCGCTGGAACTACCAGTGATATCAGAGCCGTTAGTGGATTGAGCGTGCCATCCGTTTTGGCCTCGACCTATCAAAACCGTCTTCATTGAATACATTTTACTAATCCTTTATATGTTTTTTATTTGCAACGAAACTAAAATTTGGTGTTTTTATCTATATGAGAAGGTGTTCCACCGAACCTGATTTGTTATGTTTTTTATAGTCTATCATAAAAGACTTTGATTCCGACTTTGCTTTCGCTGAGGTTTAGACTAATTGTCTGAACCGTTGTCGGTCTCACACTATACGCATCAGGTCAAAGACCCGATGGGAAAATTATTTTTTTATCACGAAAACACGACTTCAAAAGAAGTCAATGCAATCCAACAAAACGAACAAAGACAAACTGCACATTCAAATGTAATCATGATATTTTTCAACACTTGTTAGGAGTGCTGCTCAACTATTGATTGAGGTTCGTACACGATGGGAATATTTACCAGAATGCTTTCAATCTCATCAATCTTTCAAATTCTTCTTGAGTTTTGCAAGGTATTTGCTTATCATTTAGATACCAAGATTTATTACCATTAGCCCATTCAATAGCAGGACCATCTTCTCGGTGCCACTTACCATTTACCCACCATTGTTTATGTCCATCAGGATATTCTATAGCCGGACCATCTGTTCGATGAAGATGGCCATTTAAATGCCAACATTTAACACCATCAATTTCGCGTAATGTTCCATCATTAGGTAATTTAGTTATTTTATACATTTTATATTAGTCCTTCGGACTTCACCAAAACACTCTCAAACTCATTAACCGTTCAAATTCTTCCTGAGTGGTGCAATCTATTCGTACATCATTTAGATACCAAAACTTATTACCATTAATATCTTCTAAAGCGGGGCCATCTTCCCTGTGAAGCTTATCATGAATATAATATTCTTTATCACCATTAATATATTCAACGGCAGGACCATCTTCTCGATGGAACTGACCATTTAGAATCCAATATTTGACATCATTAGTATATTCAATAGCAGGTCCATCTTCTCTATGTAACTTGCCTTTTATATACCATTCTTTATCGCCGTTATAGCGTTCTATTGCTGGACCGTCTTCTCGATGAAGTAAATTATTTAAACGATAAATCTTGGTTCCATCTGACAATTCACACAATTCACCACCATTAGGCAATTTAATTTTTTTAACTATGCCGTTCATAATTACCGCTTCAACGAAAGATTACAACCCGTCGCAACTGCATTAATGCAAACAAGATAGCCCAAACAAATCCAAGCAAGTGGATGGAGACAATCAGGCAGCGGCGAAACCATGACGCCTTCAATCAGCAAAACCCAGCCCAAGGCCTTCAGAGATGAATTGAAAGCAGCCTTGCACCAAGAATATACCGTAGGTGCCGAGAAGCACAAAGCCCCAATCACAAAGTAAGTTGGAACTTGTTCCAACAGATTTGCGTTCATATCAAGTGCATTATGGGCAACCAAAAATGCAGCTGTCGGCACAACGCCACCGAGCAAAATACCGATTGTGGTAGCACTCAAATACTTGCGAGAGAATGCCATGCGCGTCTGTGCGACAACGCTTTTTGGAGATTGAATATTAACCCGTCTTGCGACTCGAATACGTTTAGTTGACTCAGGTGCCGAATCGAGAAACTTATGTGCTGTGTTCATGGTGAATTACCTCTAACTATATTTAGATAAAATGCCTCGATGGGAGTTTTGGCAACTTCACGTGCGAAGTTATGAGTGTCCCATGCACTTCGCGGATATATCTTTGAGAACTCATAAGAATATGATTGCTTCCGGGCGCTTGCTCGCAACTCTTCAATCGAAAGATATTCACGATTCAAACGAAGTTTTTCCAAACTTGCCCTAACAATCTTTCCAGACAACAATTTGAATTGAACCGTAGTATTCTGTCGATTCGGCTTGTTATAGCCGTTAGCATAGAATTGCCCGAAAGACTTCCAATCAACAACTGATCCAAAAGTGCCAGCAGCAAGTTTCTCGTAAACCAACTTACCATTGGCATCTTTTAGTTTGCCGGTGATATGCAGTCCAGTTCCCTTGCAAGAAAAACATTCTCGCTTGTCAGCAGCATTCTTTGGATTGACCCAATTGCCAGAACCAGAACACTTGATGCAAGGTTCGCTAGTGGTCAACTGATATCGGCAATCTGCCGTAAGTCGAACCGACAGACCTTCGTGCAAGTTTTCAACATCAGGAGAATCAACTAATAGTTTATCAGCAGCAACCATGCGATTGAAAATATATTCTTCCAACCAAACGCGGGCTGATTCGACAACTTCTCGAGTCGGCATCAAACAGACTTCATCATCAATGTCAACTGAAGAGACATTATTATTCCAGCCGATCATTGTCGGTGCAGCAAATCGCGTTGTGCCATACGTATGAGACTTCACCTCTTTGGTGGAATCATCATAATACGTGCACATAAAATCAGAATCGTTGTAGCCGTTAATCTCCCAGTCAGTTAGCAGATACTTTGTCATTTTAATTCTCCGTTATACTTATGTACTTGTCATGCCACCGATGGGAATCGGATCACCAAAATGCTTTCAGTTTCATAAGTCGTTCAAATTCTTCTTGAGTTTTGCAAGGCACATGCTTGTCATTTATATACCAATATTTATCACCATTAACACCTTCAGACGCTGGACCATCTTCTCGATGAAGTTTACCATTTAGATACCACCATTTACTGCCATCATCATTTTCAACAGCAGGACCATCTTCTCGGTGAAGATTACCATTTAAATACCATTCTTTATTGCCATCAGAATCCTCTTGCAATTCGCCACCATTGGGTAGTTTAGTTATTTTCATATTTTCACCAGAATGCTTTCAATCTCATTAGTCTTTCAAATTGCTTTTGAGTTGTGCAAGGTAAACGTTCACCATTTACCCACCATTCTTTACTGCCATCATCATTTTCAACAGCAGGACCATCTTCTCTATGATAAATATCATATAGAAACCAACATTTGTTGCCATTAGCATATTCTACTAATCGACCACCATTAGGCAATTTAATTAATCTTTTCATTTTATGCTTTTCATATTGAAAATGCCGCCAAATGCTTTCACATTGGCGGCACATTCTTTATTTTAGTAAGCAATTCCAAGTCGGCGACATTCCGAAAATGTCAGCGTTTTAGTTCCTTCAGGCGCGGTCACAACCGGAGCAACTGGCGCGACAGTCTTCTTTGCTTGTCGAGCCGCAAGAAGCTTTGCAGTGATATCAGCAAGAGCGTCAGGCTCCTCTTCTTCGTCCTCAGAATCATTCTCGTCCTCTTCGTCAGAGTCATCATCCGAATCTTCGGAATCGTCCTCTTCATTCGCTTCCTCAGAAGCATCCAAATCAGCCTCAAAGGATCCTTCAACAGTTTCAGATTCACTAGGCACATCCTCAAAACCTTCACCAGCGGCGGAAACAAGCTCAACCGCTTCCTCAAGCGAATCAGCTTCAACATTAAAAGTTCCAGTCTGCTCCCAGAAACACACAACTTTAAAAATAGCCATTTTGATTACCTTATACCTTTTTAGTTTTTTACGATTCCTACAACTATAAATTGAACTTCAAACTCGATGGGACTTTGCTCACTTATTGAGATGTTTCGTACTACCAGAACCCATGGTCGCACCCAAATGCAAACTCGTGCCATGTTGATGGCCTGCACTAAATGCAACGCCATTCATTTGAGCTTGCGAACGTGTATTTACCTTCTTAAGGTTATCGTTCAACTTATACATTGCTTGAGTAGAATCTTTCATTCTTTCAATCAATCTTCACAATGGCTGCACTGGTGGCATGCTCTTGTGCTTTTACTCGGCTCGCACTTAGCTGCTCGGCGATTCCCGCAACGAAACCAGTACAATACGAGGCAATAAAAACCCGCCCCATACCTTTAGCTTCCAATTGAGACAGGCGCGAACATTCGGCAGACAACCAAGTAAACATAAACCTGGTCAAGCCAATATCAGAACGTTTGCCCACGAGCTTATATCGCGAAACTTTTCTTCCACCAGAATAACTCGTATCATTCCAATGAGCGCAACCATAGTGGTGAGCGAGCACGCGCACAAGCATCTTTTTCCATTCGGTCACTTTGCCAGACTCATAGATATATCCGTCGTCTTCCTCGATGGGCTCGGAATGGCCTTCATCAGAAACTTCCAAATCGGCTTCCGACAAGCGATATTCATCAATTAGTTTGTTTGCCAAACCACTGGCAGCGGCAGCTTCATGAGCATTTGACGCATCACCAGCAAGAGCAAGCAATTTTCGAACCTTATCAATAACATTATCAATGGACATTTGAATTCTCTTTTCCTAAAACACTAATCAAAACAAACACTTGTGTGCCGATGGGAGCTTTCACTCGGGTAGATAATAATCGAACCATGGTCCCAATAAAACCGTTTGGACTTGTGCAATCTTACTTAGACATGAGCGGCTTGATGTTTCGGGGCTTTGACAAAATCTCATTGCTCCCTCTTCGGAGAAGCCTTTTAGCAAAACAATTCGCGTTCCATTATAAAGGAACCTGACAATCTTATAGGTGTCCATGACGGAACTCGTATGTTAGTGTGTAAATGTATTATTCTCTATTGATAATCGCCTGTTCACGCGTATGCCAAGAAAAATAAAACTCTTGCAGCCGCTCATGAAACTCATTGAAAAGAATCTGATCTGATTCTGAAAGTGAATCATCTCTTGATGCAGCATCGAAAGCTCGTTCAACTGCACTAATCAATGCGCTTGCAGAAGTTTCTTTTAGAAACGCTTTGCAAATATTAACCATTGCACCTTGGGTCGAGTCTATATCAATTGAAACTTTCATTGTTTTTTTTCTTTCATAGTAGTACCGAAGAAGGGATTTGAACCCTTACACCCGTGAGGGTAACCGATCTTGAGCCGGTCGTGTCTGCCATTCCACCACTTCGGCGTATTTATTCATTTTCTAAATATATCATAGATGATTTAGTTTCTCGACAATCTATACCAGCGTTGCAGAACGAATGCTGATATAGATAAGCAAGAATACTAAGTTAGTAGATTAGAATCTACTCTTGTCGATGGGCGTTCTTGAGAGACTCCAAGAGAGCCGTCAATAGTTCTCGTGCCTTATGATGATTTTTGCGTTGAGCAGGATTAAAGCTGGAATACTGCCCAATCTTAGCAGCATCGGTAAGAGCGGAATTAATCCGCACAACTTCGTCAATAGTGAGCTTAATATTTTTCATGGTATTTTCTTTCTTATAGGAAGACTATAATGTCCTCATTGTATTATACTTGGCTTGTGTGCCCGATGGGATATGCCCGACTTTTCTTTCGACGCTTTGGCGCCCGAATCGGCTATCCTTTTTATTATTACCGACTTTACTTTTGAACGCTTTTTGGTTCCGAGTCGGTTTTCTTACTACATGTAGTCCTGACTTTACTTTCGAATGAATACTCACTCCGAGTCAGCCTTTCTTACTGATTATAGATTAAGTTGTGAACTCGATGGGAAGGCTTTAAAAGTTGGCGGCACCAATATTGCAGTCATAGCACAAACCATGCCAAGCGCAACCCATATAAAAAACCAGCCTGATATAAGGCTGGCTTCATACACGCATACATAAGTATATAATGTGTTAATATCCGTTTCTTTCGGCTCTATCAGCGCAATCATCGCACTGATAGCCAAGTCGCACGTCTGCGGGAGTAAGCCTGTAAGGCTTCTCACAAGTAGGACATGACAAGTTTCTTGGATTGATCTCGGTCGCTGCGCGCAAAGCCGAATGTCCGCCTGGATCGGCGAAGCCGCAATCAATTCCGAAGTCATCCTCATTGTTCGTTCGAATGATTTATTGTGATTGCTCATGCTAATATCTTGCTTTTAATATCTGATGGGAATATTCGTGCACACAAGTGTGTGATTGGGACTACTTAAAACTGCTGAATCTTCCGACCCAGCATTAATACTTACACGCACATGATGGGAACTTTACGAAGCTGATATTGCAAGAAGCTCTTGTTAGCTAGAGCAGGCTTCTTAACATTAAAATTATGTTATCTTTTATTAAACAAAGTCCCTAGACCCCTGTTTTATTAATACAGATATTCCAATATCAGCTTCGTAAAATTCGCATCATAACTTACTATAAATAAACCTCGCCAATTACCTGATTGGAACTGTCGAGGCTTTCACTCGACTACATGCGCGGCATTATATGCCCGCTTCACTTCCGCACGCACATTTAAAAAAGCACTAACAGCCTTGTTATAACGATGATAAAGATCTTCATCCATATCAATATAAGAACCGCTATCAACGATATCAAGAATATAAAACGGATATAATTCTTCATGATCAACAAACACTTTAATAGTCGCCATAATAATTAAATCTCCTGTAAGTAGAATTACTTATATCTTCTAATGCCTCAACCCCACCAAACCTCGATGGGCTTGGCAGGGTAAGGCTTTCGTGAGATTAGACCGTCGCAGGAACCGTATCGCTGATTCGTCGCGTTCCGCCGCCACGTCCCTTGGTCGAAACAAACTCCAGGGGATGATTATGAACGTATTCCTTGACGCTGGCACTCATTGCAGCGTAATCGCTCAGAGAAACCGTTCCGAGCTTCTGTGCAACATTGGCAGCAAGCGCCGCCATATTGATATTGACACCCTTGTACTGCTCGAACACCGCATGAACCGCCGTACCAATTGCTTCCGAGGCAAGCAGATGGGTAGTATTGAAAGCCGCGACCGCTTCCGAAACGCTCGTGAGCGTAGCAGCAAGAGAAACCGTACCGTCAGACTGAAGAACCACGCACGTATTGAGATCAATCATGTTATTATCCTTGAACTTTCTTGTTTTATATTGTTTGAGAGGTTTTAGTTATTGGGGAAGTTTCTTGCTTCCCCGTGATATTCGATTCTACTTGATACCCGATGGGAACTTACTTTAGACGTTAGACTCGTTCGGCGTGAAAATAATTGAAACAGTGTCATCGAAACGAGACAGCGACCAACTACCTACAACGACGCCATTTTCGTCCTTCATTCTATTACCGATGAAAAGCTCGCTGTCAGCCAAAGAAAATCTTCCGGTATACTGGGCAAAGTTTTTAATCTCGCGCTTAAGGTCTCCACTGTTTTGCATAACTTCGTCTGCAAAGTCGATTGTAATATTAAGTCGCATCATGTTATTATGTCCTTGAACTTTCTTGTTTGAGATGATTGCTACGTTATTAGTTTCTATCTGTTGCCCGATGGGACTTATTCTTTCTCTTCAAAGTCCTCATCGTTCGAGCCGTCATCGTCCTCGTCGAAAGCATAATCGGCGGGCCATTTGACACTCGAAAAGTAAACGATTGATCCAAGTCCCAATGAATCCTCCGATGGGTTTAGTTCCGCAAGATCCGACAAGTCGTCAAAACATTCGTCTTGATTTCCGTCCATAATCGCTTGGGCAATAAGCACGCCAACTTTGAAAGAAGACACTCCTCGTTTAAGATTGATGCCAACACATCCACGACCATACATTCCGCGCCCACTATAGTATCGCGCTGTAAAGCCGGCGTCTTCGATTGCCTTGATAAGTTTCATTGCGTTCATTTTATTTACCTTGTTCCTTAGTTTTATACTTGTGCCTGATGGGACTTAGACAGTATACCGATGATGGCACACTTGACAGTTATTGTGTTCAACGTTCGCACTTGTAATCATACTAGCAGGAATCAAACCGCCATGTTCTTTTCCGCCACACTTATGACAAGTGGCGCCATAGCCTTTGTTATGATAAAGCGGGTTATGCTTGAGCTTTGCCGCGACTTGTTTGAGCCAATTGCTTGTCATGTTATAATCTTTCTTTTACAGTATCTGATGGGTTATTCATAGCTCTCTTCGGAAGAAAAACCAGCCGAAAGAACGAGATTCGTATAAATATCGCGACCGTTCTCGGTCAACGACCGCCAACCAAAATTGCCCGATGGGCTAAAGCCGGCAAGTTCCGCACGACCCATGTAGGCGTATTCCTTAGAGGATTGACCAGCATGGTACAAAGAACCAAACAACCAATACGCAGACAAAATATCAAATCTATCAAAATACATTTTGTTATCCAACTTTCTATTATTAGAAAATAAATTAAAACTTGATGGGAATTAGATTCCCAATGCGAGGGCTGCCTCTTCATCGGTGAGAATCATATCAGTATCGCAGTTAATGTAAGCATGACGCCCAGAAGAAGGCTGATAGCAGTATAACAAGCGATAATTCGTACGTGTGGTGAAAGGAACCTCGGAGCCACGATTAGCGGCAACCCACGCACCTTGCGACTTCTCATAATCTTTCTTGTCAAGCAGTTCAGTAAGGGTCATATCAGGAATCTCCTCTTGTTCGATGGGACTAAATGTCAGGTCCTTGTTTGCTTTCTCAAATAGATTGCCAAGTCCAGATGGGTTTCTAGAACGAACGGATATCTCGACGTCACGAACACCGGTAAAATTTGCATTGTCATCACCTTCTACGATTAGATTAGTTAATGCCCGATGGGCATTATCGTCTATGTCCGGAGAAACGATTCTCGACAACATGAGAAAGCTCTTCAGCATACGTGTCACGAAAAGCAATCTGCTTAGGCGTATAGCCCGCAAAAAATTCAGGATCGGTATCGCCAAGTCTGCGAGTAAGGAAAATCATCAAACCGTGCATCGTGACATCAGATGTCATTGTATCCCACGATGGGATGCCATAGTCCTCACCGAGAAAGAGAACGTCTGCCTTGTGGGTTAGTACATAACGAATCAGGTTATTACCCTTTGAATCAATGCGGTAAGTGTCCCACGTCGTCAAAACGAATCTTCCAGCCGAAGTATCAAAGTAACAACTTCTCAAATAACTGCTCATTTTTTTCAATCTCCTATATATAACACAAAAAGTTTACTCGATGGGTCAAGCGAATAATATTCTGTATGTCAATGTAATCTAACATCTCATACATAAGTCTTTATCACGCCTAAGAGTTCATATATCGGTTGTTATCATCCAAAGATCGCGCCACGAAAGTCTGCCCCGTCCGTAATGGTGCTACCGAACGTAGCACCACGAAGATTAGCGCCACGAAAGTTTGCGCAGGTCAAGTTGGCATAAGATAAATCCGCGCCACGCAAGTCTGCGCTGCTCAAGTCAGCAAACGAAAGGTTGGCACGCTTGAGCTTGGCCCCAGTAAGGTTAGCACTTGCGAGGTTCGCATGCGACAAGTCTGCTTGCTCCAAGTTTGCGCCTGACAAGTCTGCCAGCACAAGAATTGCATCGGTCATAACGGCACGTCTTAGGTCGGCACTTCGCAGGTCAAAATCATAAAGATTCGCATCCCGCAGATCAGCACCAATAAGTTCGCCACGATGGGCGCATTCAAGCAGATCCTGGTCATCCGCGAAACAATCGAGCAAAGTCTGGTCATTCGTGTTTTTGATGATGGTCATGTTAATGCTAATCTCTATTGATAAGATGGGAATCTGAAAAGTGATATTCAGCGCCAACGATATTCCATAAAGTGTTCCGATGTAGCATATGTAAGGAAGTCGTTTACCAAAGATTCTTGTAGACCAAAATCAAGACAAGCCTTAGGCGTCAGGATCTTATCCGCTGCAAAGCAAAGGCCAGTCAAGATAAACAAGGCGGAACGAGTCGTGCCACGAAAATGAAGTCTGGTCGTATGAGTTATGGTCATTGGTTTTTCCTTCTTACAGATATTAGATTAGAATATTTATCGATGGGAATTGGTTTGGGTAGGTCTGGTCTATAACTTGCTTGAATGCAATTCCTATACCAACTACCCATAAAAGAAAAATTACAGTGTGGGCAAAATCGCCTGTACAGTAAGATATCTAAGATTAAATATCCCATCAGAGAACTACTTAAAAAATACTGAGATCTCTTCTTCGGTCTCTTTCTCTTCTCCTCTCGGTTTGAAAAAGAAAAAAAAAACTAAAACTTAAAATATATCGGATTAATTTTCGACTCCTATACGCACGCGTGCGGCTCACCCATCCTTCCTTAGGTTTCCTTCCCAAACTTTTCGGGAGCTTCCCGCATCCAAGCTCAAGCATAACGGGCCACCTATCCTACAATCTAATTTAAACTTTGCGCGTTTCTAAAAACGGTCTGGCATAGCCAAACGACAGGAAGGTTTGTGTGAATTATATTCTTATGTCATAGCATCGACGATGGGTTCATCCCGCCGTTGGCGTTTCGCAAAGTTTGGCGTAGATTCTCCGACCGTTGTCGGTCAAAGTAGTATATGTAAGTCCATCACTCACATAGAACTTGGAGTTGTTTGCACACATTAGCGCACGAACTCGGTCTATGTGAGAGCCCGTAAGGTGATATGCGTCAACAATATCAAAGCGATTGAATCTCATTTTTCATCTCTCCAATTAAATCTTGCGATTATTCTTGCGATTTTGCCTGCGATTATGCAAAACAATGGCATACTCTTTGGCGCTCCAAAGCGTATTGTATTTGGGGGCTAACATTGTTCTGGCTAACTCCCATGATTCGCGATAGCCTTGTGCAATGTAAGCCTTGAAGGTACTTTCGCCGTCCCATGTGTAAGCGTGGTCGCCATCCATATAGACGAGTGTCTCTTTGAAGTTTATTAGTTGTTCTAGACCTACGCTCATAACTTATTACCTTTCAAGTAAGTTCGATGGGAACCTCAAGTATATCTAATCTATTAAACTTTATGTTATAAATCTACTTATATATTAGTCTACAACTTTGGAACCCAGCCAAGATCTCTTAGAAGAATATTGGCTAATTCATTCATACGATGACGAACATCCTTGTCTTCAGTTTGAGCAAACTCACTTAGTAGTAAGACTATATCTTCAACACGAACATAGATAGTGCCGTTCGCACTAACGGTGCGTAATTTAATTACTTCATCTTTTACGATCATATGTTGGCCCTTTCAAGTAAGTTCGATGGGAATCTTTTATTGTTTATTAAAAATCTAAATCATGCCAAACATCTTTAACAAAAAAAAGCGTTCCGACATAAGTCGGAGACAATTCGGCTTTGGAAAACAACTTAACAGAATAAGTTTCCACGGTATTATAATCAGGTCCAGCCATACGCTTAAACACGATTGTCCCGCCCCCCGAAGGGAGTCATAACCCTATCGCCAGTTTCAAACATCTTTGTTGTCATGTTAGCCTCTTGCTATTTACAGCAAATTATTATTCTGATGGGAATCAATCATATCCGATATTTTCATCGAAAGCAGTTCGTCAACCTCATTGACCTCTGACACGTCATTGTCAGATGGGTAAAAGATATCCGAAGTATCATCCAAGACGCACAATGCAATCGCCTGGCGAATCCACTTGAAAGCCCGAAAAGAATCCTCGCAAGCTTCCAGCAAACAATCATGCTCGGAAAGCTCATCCGTAAGAAAGAAGACTCGTTCGAGATCTTCCAGACTCTGGAAGAAGCCGACGTTCTCGACTTCAATGATGGGAAAGATTGTCGTTCCAGATTCAGATTCAAGAATAGAGAAAGAAGTAAACTTGTGAAGGTTTGCAAAGCTCATTGTAATATCCTCTTACTATTATGAAAATAATATTATTAGTCGATGGGAACATCGTTCAGGTCAAGATTATAAAGCAATTTGCCCACTCGTTCGGCACGAGTAGGATCATGTCTGACAAGCGCCGCCAACACATCATAAGCATGATTCAAAGTCCTACGCTGAACGGATGTCAGCTTGTCCTTACCAATCAAAAAAAGATCGTCAAGAACACGCTGAATATCTTGCTCAATGAATCGATCTAATGGAAGACGACGATTGTTATTGCTCATTGTTTTTCTCCTGATTATATAAACGTTTATTGTTCCGATGGGAGGAGTGATTCCAGCAATATAAGTGCTTTATTCAATATCATGATTTGAGAATCAAATAAAGGTAGCGTATTATCCTCTAAAATAGATACAAGATCTCTAATCGAAGATTCGATCTCAGTTGATTTAGGTGTTATGATAATCGGTCTCATTATATTAGATCCTTTATTGCCAGATGGGTCTTATATATATTGTGTAATAATCTTTATTAAAGCAAACCCTTATATGGACCCGATGGGAAACATCTCGGACATTCGCGAAAAGATTCCTGATGACCTTCGTCGGAATGTTCGTTTTCTTTGCCTGCAATCTCAGCACAAGGTCCGCATAGATGACCAGTGCCACATGATGCCTCTTGCGTGGAACGCTTGCCGCAAACGCGGCAGATAACATTGGGCTGATTGCGCTTGCTAAACTTTATTTTGTTCATAACTATATAATCCTTTATTGCCCGATGGGCTTATCGTTAATAGCGAATGACTCAAGAAACTTTTCAGCTGCTTTATAGGCTGGCAAATCGCCTACTGGCAGCAAGCAAGCGATTTGAAACTTGTTTTCATCGAAGCGCGGGTTATCATTGCTAAAAAGCAAAATAAAGGCTTCAATAATTGAAGAGGTAATCATGCCAGTAGTACCTTCAGCACGACAGGTTTTAACAATCTCAGCAGCCTTATTGTAATCTTTCTTGGTCATCATGATGCACTTCCTTCATTAGGAATTAGAGTTTAATGCTCGATGGGTTTATCGCTTCTTATATGAAAGCGATGCTGCAACTTCGCGAGCAAGATTAATGTCAGTCTTAGGCATGCATGCCGCATCGAACCGAGCACAATCAAACTTCGGGTTATCGTTGCTAAACAGTTCAATAAAGCCCATTCTCATCCAACGTGCGTCTTCCAATTGTTCGCTAGAACAAGAATTTACACAATATGCCCTAACAATCTTAGCAGCCTTATCGTAATCTTTCTTGGTCATCATGACGCACATCCTTCATTAGTAATTAATTTAGATTATCCGATGGGAATTATTCCTTCGGACCGCAAGCAACGTCAGGAATATTCCTGAGTTCGTTATATTCGTTCACATCACCGCACTGTATGTCCAATGTAGCGCACCCTTGATCCTTGCACATTACATTCCCAGCGCCCAAGTGCTGTAAGCCCAGTGCATGACCCAACTCATGCCTGGTATCCTGTACATCAAAGTCGGTTCCAGATGGGACGTAAGAATTGCCCCAACCCTGATAATCGCAATAATAAGGATCCTTTGCTGCTATACTTTTATGCCAGAAAGTAATTCCAATGGTATTGGGATTTTCCGAAATGGACTTTATGTCGGCAAGGCTCATTGGATGTATGCTGATGCAATCAATATCCTCGTCATCGCATGCCATGTTTAGAACCGTGATATTAAAACCTACATTGGTCTTACTTGACCAATCGTCAAGAGCACCAACTACATCGGAGATATTGTCGCCAAAAGCAGGGTCAACGAACACATTGTAATTCGTGGGATAAATTCTACCCCCAGCGCACCCAATTGACAACGAACCAATGCCAGAAAGAAGCAAGCAACCCACTGTTAAACTTAATGCCTTCATTATCAAACCTCTTGATAACAATCGGCTTTTGATATTCGATGGGAAGCATGTGAGAGATTGTAGGCAAACTACCTATTCCTACCGCATCTATTAGAGTGCGGTTAGGTTCCCTTACATCAAAACAATAGTAAGTATTATGCCCGTTATGAGCATATTGAAAGACGGCAAGATATCTCCCATTGTGGGATGTGTAGTCCAAAGTGTTAAGAATTTTTTCCCACATGTTTCCTTTCGAGAAAGTTATTGAAAGATATCCTACATGTGTCCTTACATTCCCACCAAGGAACGGTAAATGTAAGCAAACCATCACGCAGGCTTTAGTAATTCAAACTACATACCCGATGGGAACATCGGTTAGCCTCTAACGAAACCATGTTCCCTAAGCCCTTCTTTAGTAATGGGATTCGGCAGATCGTTAAAAAAAGTAACGAGGGCTTCTCTTACCATACTTGCGTCATCTTTGGTTACCTTCACATCATATTCCATAGAAGTATCATCGGCGCCGCCAACGTGCAATCGAAACATACATGTCTCACCGTTAGCATCAATGTATTCATACATCTTGCACTCAACGCAATTACGCGGAAAGTTAGGGCTCCAATCATCCGACGTTGGATACATGAAACGCTTGAGTAGGAGAATGTCGTTTTTCTTTTTCATCGCTTGGGCTTCCTGATTAACTTCCCGAACTTATAACTATACTTGACTTTTTCAGTATCAACTAAAACTGCCAATTCCTTTTGAACGGTTTCATAGGCTTCGAAAACAGCCCTCCAGCGCTTTACGGTATCGCTGTCTACATCGGCTTCCCAACCCCTCCCTTTGGACACAAGAATAAATCCAACATCATCCCCAGTAAACGGCGCGTCAATATAAATTTTCATAATTATCTCCTTGGTTTCTAACACGATGGGAACATGCCAAGGTATACCGTCCTTGGCTTCCCCGTATTGGGGCTGCATCAAAGCAGGAAAGATGCGTGCCGATGGGAAGGTGCTTGTTGGCGCGAAAGAAGATGGCAGCAATCTTGCGTCATTGCAAAAATCAAACCAACTTCCCCAATAAAATCAAATGCTTACATTGCAGGCAAATGTAATCAAAGGATAAAAAATGGGGGACATATGTCCCCCACGTTAGGGCACGCAGTATTCAAAATCATCGCACCACTTCGGGACAAGGGATAATCGCCCTAATCAAGTCGCACATGGTTACTTTGGCGGAGAAGGAGTTGTCGTCGTAAAATTCAGCGACGACAAAGTGGGTGATGTAGTCGGCGGCATAGTGGACACCAGCGGCAAAGTGGGCGGCGTGGTCGGCGTAGTCGATGCTGTTGTCGATGCTGACCTGCTCAGTCGAAGGCTCAGCACGACACCATGCTTCTGCGGTTTCGATCGCGATAAGAGCCTCTGGTCTTGTGGCGAAAGGGATAACCGTCCTAGCGCATGCGCATGCGGCGAGAACGATATCTCGCCGACTAACGCCGGTACGTCCAGCCAACCAGAAAAGCCAAGCGGGCCTAGTGCATGCAGCGTACGCTTCGGAAAGCGTAGAATAATCCGAGGCAAACTCGATTGCCTCGTCGCAGGCTTTCAGGGATTTTAGATACTTGATATGCGTAGCAGTCATTGTAATGTTCTTCCTTTATATAGTTTCTAATTGAAGACCTGATGGGTTAGCTAATCACTCAACGCACACCACTTCGGGACAAGGGATAATCGCCCTAATCAAGTCGCACATGTTCACACGGGCGTCGGCGTTGGCTGCGTCGGCGGCGTCGGCGGCGTCGACGGCGTCGGCGGCATAGGTAGCGGCGGCGGCGCGGGCGGCGTAGGCGGCGCGGGCGGCGTAGACGGCGGCAGCGCGGGCGTAGACGGCGGCAGAGGCGGCGGCAGAGGCGGCGTCGACGGCGCCGTAGGCGCGGACGCGCACTTGTTCAATCGTCGCCTCGCCACGACACCATGCTTCTGCCGTTTCGATCGCGATGAGGGCTTCTGGTCCTGTGGCGAACGGTAAAGCAGTTCTAGCACATGCGCATGCGGCGAGAACGATGTCCTGGCGACTAACGCCGGTATGTCCCGCCAACCAGAAAAGCCAATCTGGCCTAGTGCACGCAGCGTACGCGTCTGAAAGAGACGAATAATCCGAGGCAAACTCGATTGCAGGGTCGCAGGCGCCCAGGTACTGAAGGTAGGTGATATGCGTAGCAGTCATTGTTATTCTCTTTCTTTATATAGTTTCTAATTGAAGACCTGATGGGTTAGCTAATCACGACTACAAAAGCCGTGCCATTCATTCGCAATGCTCTGGTGAACGCTTCGGCATGATAAGACGTATAGAAAACTCGAACGGACTTTCCGAAAGAAACATAATAGTGGGTCATTGTCATTCTCTTTCTGATGTTAAATCTCGATGGGCTACACCACAAATATTTTTTATGGCTTCGTCTTGACGATCACGAAACGCAGCATATCCTACCTTATCAATAATCTGATATCGAATCTCGTTATATACTCTTAAGCTAGGCTGAAGTAGCGCATCATATATTCTTTTCACTTCAGGAGTCATTGTATGTTCTTTCTTTATATCTTAGTTTCTGATGGGATTCAGCGAACCGAACACGTACCAGGCATCTTGATCCATTCTGGAATCCTATGGCCCGATCGTGCAGTAAGATTGAACTGACAACCGCAATCGCCAGCATGGCTCACCAAGCGCGGGATAACTCGAGTCTCGAAACATGCCTCGCAAAAGTAATCAACCGTGCGCCACTTGGCGGCAATATATTCGCCCCACGCAAAGACGCTTGTCTTCTTGACGCCACAAGGGCAGGTCGTTTTGACAATTGGCTGAAACCATTCGTTGTGAACTCGAATCTTTGACTTGGACATATTGAGCCTCTTTCCAAACTTAGCAGAGAATTAGTTTCTGATGGGACTCTAAAACGAAACTTCCTTCATCTCAAAAACTCGAACGGCATCGGCTATAAGATTATAATATCGCACAAGCTCAGCAAGGCTATCGGAACGAAGAGCGACTTGTAATTGACTGGTAATAACCTTATGTTCGCCCGTTTCGTCATTGACCTCGCAGTATAAGATATGTGCGAGATTCTGGATGGGGTCATGGTAGATTGTAATCGTTTTCATGTTTAGGAATCCTCGTTTATATACGATGGGAAAATTATGCCGAGTCGCTATGATAATGGGGGACTCGTCTTTATATTGAAACAGTTAGGTTTCTGATGGGAGATTACAAGATGGCTTGGCACTTATATTGCAGTTATAGCAAAAACCAAGCCAGACACCAACAAAAGAAAAAAGTAGGAGAGACATCTACCTCTCCTACCTTCTATGTTTTAGACCCAGTTATATTTAAGATAGTTAATATTATCTAAGAAAAAAGTAGGAGAGACATCTACCTCTCCTACCCAGTTATATTTAAGATAGTTAATATTATCTACGCACACAACCCTACCACTCGCAATGGCTCTGGCTAGTAATGCTTCTACGTGATCTTTTGCGCCCTTCAGAAAGGAAAGCTCGCCAGTAGCATGATCATTACTACATTGATTGATAGCAGAGAAAATGTCCTCGTCAACAGCGATGGCAACATAGCTCCAATCTTGGGGCTCCCAATATTGGAGCTCCCAATCTTGCGACTCGATGGGCTTCTCTGGCTCTTGTGCTTTCTGGTCTCTGACCTTCTGTAGGTGGGAACACACCACATCGATGGGCTTCTCGGGTTTTTGTGCTTTCTTTACAGCCTTGAGCGATTCAGCAAAGGCAATAATCTCGTCAACGGTTCCAGTTACAGTGATATTCATTGTCTTATCGCCTTTCATATAAGGATTATGGATGGGATTGCGGTATTATTAAAGCATCTGAAAAAAGCGCAACACAACCGCAAAGTCATCTGGACTTGTATCGCCAGTCTTCCAAGTCTTATGGCTCATCCCGATGGGAAGAACATCCAGCAATTTATAACCATTGGGTCCGTTCAAGCGGTTAAGGATATGGATTACTGAAGTGATCCATTCATTTTCAGAATACCCAGAACTATTCTTTTCGGCTTCCATTTTATTTATCCTATCTTCATGATTAGATTCAGTTTATTAGCCGATGGGAACTTACGCCGTCAGTTGTTTCGGCATGTTGTCAGGATGAACCTGAACTGTCATACGAAAACTCCTATAGTAGTCATGGTAAACTACCGTAAGCAACGCATGAGTTATCGGAATGCCCCCAACCGCCTGGTCATTGTTCGACCCAGCATGACAGGCCCATTCGCCCGAGCTCAAGTGCAACGGATGGGAAAAGGTCATCGTGCGCAAGTCCAAAGAATATCTTTTGCCACATTCGCCGTCATGCAAGACTGCGGGATGTACAGCGTCGGTAAACGACACACTTTTAGGACATCGCTGGGAAGTACCAGTGTCTGCTTTGATTGTGGGCCATAGGCTCTTGAACCCCGGCAACAAGGCTTCTACGTCGGACATCTTTGAACATTTGAAAGTGTTATTGGACATGTATCTCCCGCCTTTATGTTTGCCGATGGGTTTTGAATTTACGGCATATAGATTGCAGACATAGCAAAACCCGTGCCAACCAACTTTAAAACAAAAAGAAAGGGGTTATGCCCCCTTCCTTTTACTTCCATAGCCAACCTGTTTCAATCCAATAAAGAATCGTTGCAACGAATTGCTCGGGGGACTTATCCGCCCAAAAGGCATCGTTTGCCATTCCCATAGGAAGCTTTTCATTTATAAGGCAATCAGCAGGAATAGTGGAACTTTCCCACTCATCAAGAACTTTATAAGAAACGCCGACATTGTTTAGTCTTTCAACGACTTCCGTCAACCAATCGTTGATTGTATAACCCAAACCGTTCTTCATGATATTCTCCCTATATGTTATGCTCGATGGGAGCGCAACAATTCATTCTTGCGTTTCCATTCCGTATGAAAGAAACTTAGATTATACTTCCCAGACATACATTCGTCCATATATGCTTGTAGATATGCAAACCTAAACTCATTCGTATGAACGGTAATCTTGGCTTGCTCTTCCCATGGCAAATCAAAATATCCCCCTGGCAACCCTGATGGGACATTGCACCAATCGGGCATGAATTTCAAGGCTGATAATGTCTCACGCTTGTTTACATGTATGCCTAACTCGTTTTGAATCTGCCATTGCAGAGCAATAACCCGAACCTCGCGCCTGATTGGCTGAATGCTTACAGGCGCGCTAGCCATGTAACTATGTCTCCCTGGCATATATATTTGCGGCGTTGTAAATCCCCAACCGTGCTTTAGCACGCGTGCATCGTCAATCTCAACAAGATGGCTCATCTCATGAATGAGATTCGTTAGACATCGCCATGGGCCAGCTCGCATGCCCAAAAACAGAACGTTATCAAAGACTTTCATTCCTTCCACATCGGAAGAAACTTGAATCGGCGAGTCCTGAAAGAATTCTACCAACACACGCTTGTGCTCGGGCGAATCAATCCACTTTGAATTATCAATCATGATTAATCTCCCCGAGCACATGTCGATGGGTTAGAAGATATCTATCCAGTAAACTTGCCACCATACTGGTGAATGGTATTCGTGGTGGCGCTTCTAATTTGAGACAACCGCAAGTATGTTGCTCGATGGGACTGACAGGTCTTGAATAGTGCGACAATGGAATGCCGGTGTAATTGAAAGTTTGGTTGGACTAACTTTTGGGAAGTCTTCCAGACGTGAGCATTGTATTCTACCACGTCAATCCCTGACAGGGGGCGAGAAAAGTTTGCAAAGTGATTAAAGATACCAAAGCGCACATCTGCTTGCAGGTGAATGTAATTAGTATACGCACCCACTTTTTCTGTTAGAAGAATGGAAAAATATTCCACCTCATCCGTAGGCTTATCCTCAAAAGGCAGGAAAGACACGTGAATTGTGAAGGCCCCAATGTCATATGTGCCCACGTCTATATCTTCTGCTTTCATGATAGATCTCCTATGTATATATTCTTTACAAATCCCGATGGGTTAGCCCTTGACAATCCGATGACCAGCGTAATAGAACCCGCTGAAGCACAACATCATGTAAGAAACTCCCCACATGGGCAACGGGCTCGGCAACGTAAAAGCCACGTTCCACACATTGTGAAAGAAGTGCGACACACCGAAGCACATTGCAACAGCGAAAACAACGACAACGAAAAACTTCATCATGGTAATATCCAACTTTCTTATATAGTTATGAATGAAACTGTTTTGCTGATGGGACTTTAATAATCCATTCCACCAGACTCGTAATAATACGTTCGACGGTCTTCGGCTTCGTCTTGTGCTTTTCGACCTTCGTAAGCAAGATATGCCACAAGTATTGCCTTCTGCTCTTCAGACACACATGCATCCTCGTCAATCACCAGAACCACATTCTTACCTTTGCAGTCAAGGCACGTGATGTCATACATTCCCCCACGGGTGAAGTATTCCGACCGTTCATCCTCATCGAAGGATTCATTAAACTCTTCTTGTGAATAAGCATAATTGCCGGTCACTAACTACTTTTTGCTGATGGGGACTTGCGATCCGTGGCGTGTGAAGGGGAACTAGGATGGTATTATGATAGCCGCTAGGCTATCGTCTAATCCACCTTCACACGCCAAGGTCTCTATCGCCAACTATATTGGGGGATATCAAACTGATGGGAACTCTTGCCTGCATATACGCGTTGGTATTGATCTTGCAATTAGCAAAACCCATGCCACCCAGTTCAAAGAATAAAAAAAAGAGCCAGCCTAACATTCGGTAGGCTGGCTCCTTAGGGATTACCGCGAATAATCCCTAGTCGGTAAGCCGAACGAAGCATCCCGACTTCCCAAGTAAGTGCGTCCCTTACCTGGGGGTATGTATACCATGCGAAACTATGCCCCGATGGGAACCCTTACTTCGTTTTGGGCTTGCAAGCCCTAATAAACCGCTTCTCGTCAAAAAGAGGATTATCGCTCCTGAAAAGTACGATGTAGACATCTTGGAGCCTATCGGCGTGTAACGTCCAAAAACTGTCGCCATCATACCATGAGGGCATTGTAGCACGATGAGTGCGGACAATCTTTGCAGCCAAGTTGTAATCTTTTCGAGTCATGGGGAACCTTCTTTCATTAGCAGTAGATTGTTTACGCGATGGGATGAGCCTACGGTCTCATAACGCCGTTATAGATTGCCAGTTCATCTTGAGCGCTGAAGTCTGCCAGGTGGTACGATTCATTCTCATAATCACCGGTATAGGGATCCATGTCATCATAGCTGGTATACCAGATACCAGGGTGAAACTCGGACGAACTAGGCTCACATCCGCGAAGTTTGCGGATAACCTCTCCCACTGTAAGTGAATAACCTACTTCATCCTTCCAGCCTCGTTCGGCTGCTTCGCCGTCACGGGCGGATTCTTCAGTGATAATCTCATACGTGGTGCGAATGATACCGCTAGACATGGGGGCCTGCTTTCTATATGTAGAATCTAAACTTAGCATCCCGATGGGTTCAGGCGAAACATTCCTTGCCAAGTTGTTCCGCTTGAGCTACGCTAACACAATGTGGGTTATTAGGACCGTGCCAAGCCATGAAGCATGCTCCCCTAGCAGTAGGGAATGGACCGATTACGGCACCGTAAAGATGCCCGTGTGATTCTTCCGTGGGAGATTCAGCCGACTGGAAAACTTGCCAGTCCCCTGCTTTGCAGCCAACCCAATATCGCTTGCGACTTGCTTTCATGTTCTTACCCCTACCTTCTATTATTGGACAATCTTTATTATCCGATGGGACTTATACCGACTTCAGATATTCCGCAAGAGCTTCCAACTTGGCTCGTGCCCTATTCTGAATCTGACGCTGGATGGGATCCATGACATACTGTCCGACAAGACATACATCGTCAAGAGCAGACTTGCTTTGCAAGAGAGCTTCGCGAACCGTAGCAGAAAGAACCTTTTCAGCATTCATTGGGGAACCTCGATTCTAATTATAGGGACAGTTTTATTACCTGATGGGACTTGGCAAAGGGGAAGGTCACCAGTGGGTTGGTTCCAAGATTGCAATTAGCAAAAACTATGCCGCCCCAATAATTCCAAAACAATGTAGACAAAAGTGGGAAAATGGAACTGTACCGAAGATAACGGAAGATAACTGAATACACTGAATACAATGTAAGCAAAGGTAAGACAACGTAAGTAAAGGTAAGACAACGGAAGTACCGTAGATTAATTAAATTAAATTCTTCCCATCCCGACACTAGTAGAGTCATTAGAGATCTTAATCTTAGCGTCCCGTCTCGTTCTCGGATCTCTTCTCGGTTCTTTCTCGGTCTCTTCTCGTTCTCGTCTCGGCTTGAAAAAGAAAAAAATAAGATTAAAGATGGGTCTTCTCGGTTTTCTTTCTTCTTTGGTTCTTTCTTCTTTCTTTTGCTGGACAATTGCTGACGCCCTGCCCCCACATCATCCCACATCCGAACACCCGTAGGAGTTCCTATCACACATTGGCATCCACTATCCCACATGAGCTCAACCGTAGTAAGCGGATAACTAGGCCATCTATCCTACAATCTAATTCTAAATCTCCCATGTGGGCAAACCGCGCCAACATAGCCAAGCCTCGCAGAGATTGACAAGAATATAATTACCACGTAATAGCGGGCTCGATGGGCTTGTCTCGCCCGGAACCTCCCTGCAAAGTCTGAACCTAAGTCTTGTTTTGCCCAAATGACCATACATGACCATGTGTCGATGGGTTTGGAATCTGTTTTGATAAGGTGGCTCGGATATTGCAGATACAGCAATAAGCATGCTAACCGCCTAAAAAACTAAACAATTACCAACACTTACAGGTGGGCAAGTGTATTCGGGGCAAAACTCTGGGAGAAGCACCTAGCCTCTCCCACAAGTCTTACATGCTCTTACGTGCCCTCACATGCTCTTACATCGATGCGAGTTCATCCTTGATGTGTGCAAGCCGCTCACTCTCGATGGCGGCAAGCTGACCCATGTAATTCGCGCTCACACCGTCGCCGACTTCCGTGAACACACTTGCTTGTCGGTTGAAGTCCAGAATTGCCTCAACTGTAAGCACTTCGCGAGCCTTGAGATCGGCAAACTTGCGCGACATGGGGGTAGGGGTTCCACCGACGAACGTTGAATACACTGGCTTGACCGAACCGACAACCGTACCGGGTTCCCCACGAACCGCCCGATGAGCTTTCATATTGGCATTCATCTCTTGGGTTCCGTGCAGTTCTGCCATATTGTAGCCGATGTAAGATGCAATCGCATTGATTCGTTCGCCGCGGGTAACCGAGCGACGCATTGCGACCAGGAAACCTTTTGCGTCAATCGTGCCAGCGGTCGGCAGAGCCACGCCCAGGGTCATCGGGCGAGCATCGCGAATCGACGTTGCTTCAGCCTTGACGACAATCGGGGCAACTTTCGTACCCTTTGGTGTTTTCGGCATCTTGGGGGCTTTCGTAACACTACGCACGACCTTGACAAGAGCCGGAGTCGTCGAACCGAGTGTGTGACATGCCGGGGTAGGCTGGTCATACGACGCGACCAGTTTCGCAATAAGCGATTCAACTTCCGTGGCAGAAACTTCGGTCGAAACATTGAGGGTATTCATTGTGAATCTCTTTCTTGATTGTTTCTTTTGGGGGACAATATTAGCGAATGATCTCGACCTGATGGGAGTTCAGTGGGTTCGCAAAAACTTTCGCGCTGCGGTAAGGTTATCGAAGGTTGTCCACATACCGGGCGGAGAGTAACTATCGTATACATGATACACACCGTGTTTCATTATAAGACTTTTGTTTCCCTTGTATTCAACGTACCCACATCGGAACGCATACTTCGTATAGCTCTTGTCAGCATTAAAAAACTGACAGTGTCGAGGTGCGACTCCGTCGCAGCAAGAAGGACATGTATGTTTTCTGCCGCCAATGTGGCTCAATGTGATCATGATGAATCTCTTTTCTTATGTAATTCTTGGGGACAATTATAGCGCAGTCTTATTACCTGATGGGTCAAAAAAACAGTTTGCCCACAACAATGACAAGGGAAGCCACTAGGATTCCCCAAAACATAACCGCCCACATTGTATCTGAAAAGTCCATTGGGACAGGAAGATCACGAAACCCGATGGGATCAAAAGAGAATCTCGATTAGTAGCATCACGACCACAAGAGACGTACATGCCACACACAAGAGTCCAATTAGCCACATCTTCTCAAGATGGCCTAGTGTAAGTCCTGCACATCGCTGGCGAGTCACAACGCCTCACCAAAAAACTCGAATTCCACAAGAGAATTCCGAATGTCTCGCAGATGGGAAAGCCGCCTAGCTCGGTTGGCTTGGAAGTCGGCTAGCATGAGGGTTCGGAGCGACTCGCATCGTGAGCATACTTCGAAGGTCACAATCGGCGGGTGCAAAAGATTGATATGCATGGTGTCTAACCTCGTGTTATTATTAGGTAATTAGTTGCTGATGGGAACTGGGTCCGGTTAGGAAGCCTTGGACCTGATATTGCAGATAGCAAGAAGCAAGCCAAGCCCTAACACCCTAGAATTATCCTTTGGATAATTGATGAAAACAAGAGTTTTCATCCTACAGGTAGGTTCAAGCGCTATAAAAACAAGGGAGCGAACTAGGCTCCCCTGTAAGATTAGGTAGGTCTATCGTGCCGCAATCAGTGCCTTGACAAGCGCACACTGAGCGAGATTCTTATTGGCCATGTTCAGAGCCGATGGGCGATCAAGCCACTCAATGTAAGACTCATTGAACCGGAGGGTAAAGTACTTCACGAAGGTCGAATTCTTTTGGCTTTTCATCTTATTACCTCAATTATTAGATACTAAACTAAAACTGATGGGAATTAGATTCCCAGTGCGAGCGTTGCCTCTTCGGCTGTAAGAATGATATCCGTCTCGCAGTTAATGTAGGCATGACGACCAGTGGAAGGCTGATAGCAATACATCAGCTTGTAATTATTACGTGTGGTAAAAGGAACTTCGGAACCTCCGCTAGCAGGTATCCACGCACCTTGTGAGTTCTCATAATCTTTCTTGTCAAGCAATTCTGCAAGGGTCATATCGGGAATCTCCTCAATCATATCAAAGGATTAGAATCTCGATGGGCGATCAAGAGCCCGGATACAAGACATGTTCGTAGTTACCAAGGAAAAGTTTCGCACCCTTGCTGACAATGTAGGCGGATCCAATGTTAGACCACAACACATAGTAAACCCGATGCCAGCGCTTATTCACCTGAATCATCATTGAAGAGGGCAGTTTGCTACCGTAGCCCGTGCGGGAATAATTCATTGGAGTCTTAGTTTGCTTCTTGTCGGTAACCGTGGTAGGGTCGAGATAGGTAATCATGGTTGGGAACCTCAATTATGAGCAATATCAATTACTTGATGGGATAATCAGTTGCTGACGTCATCATTGCTGCTACAAGAATTGAACTGACAGTGCCAAGTAACCGATCCGTGCTCTTGCGGTTTATCAAAGCACGTAACTTGCATGACGGCGGAAACATTGACAAGAACCGTGCCCGACATCTGAGCAGCCCAGTTTACTGCCGAATCTCCACCAGGCTTACTTGTAAGTTCGGTGGTAATAACTACCGTTGTAGTGAATCCACCATAGCAGGCCTTAGCTGCATCAACAGAATCACTTAGCACCGTTATTGCTGCTTTTTCTGCAACGATGGGGTCAACGGCAGACCTAATCGTTGTGCGAGACTCGTGCCATACATGGTCGCCCTTGTGAGACAAGCACCTAACATTCAACTTCGCGAGAACATTGAAACCCTGGTCTGATTGACTAATCGTGGTAAGCTTGTATGACGACGAAACTGCTTTACCACCTTGATGGGTTGTGCAAGCATCCGAGGCGTTCTGTTGTGCGACATCCAACGCCATGTGGGTTGCCGGATTATACTCAGCAGATATTCCAGTGCCACTGTATTCTTCGTTCCAAGTATTCGAAGCAAGAGCTGAAGTCGCACAAGTCAGGATAGCGGCAACGGCGAACACTGTCGGGATGGCTTTCATTGTCGGGAACCTCATGATATGATTGAGATACTTGGCTCGATGGGTTTTAGAACCGACAATGGCACTTAGTATCCTTAGGACTTGCAGGCCAGCCGCTCGCAAACCTACGCTTTTCTTCTGCCCAGTCTGCCCGAAGAGCTCTCCACATATGGAAAGTGTCATCAAAGGACACACGGTTTTCGACTGCCATAAACCATCCCGCTATAAAAAGAGTGGGAATCTCCTCATCAGACGACGAAACCGAATCAACCGGCGGACACGTAAACTTTTCGCTGCTCATCTTGAATACCTCAATTATGTTGGGGATGCTTGGCTCGATGGGTTTCTGTCAGCCATTGACGTCAAGGTCGGCACGCCAAGAGTTTTTATAGTCTTTGGCACGCTTGTCTTGCTTTGCTTTGAAGGTCTGGGCTTTGCCAGTGCCATTGACAATCATGGCATAGGCGACGCTGTTACGAGGGACTGGCTTCTGTTTGCGTTTCATGGTAGTTATGATAACCTTTTATTCACTGATGGGATCAGGCCTTAGTATAATAATCGAACCAAGATCCAGACCGACTTGTGCGACGTTTGCTCTCATCCGAGGTACAGAATCTGCTAGAGGTATTAATGCTGTTACAATGTAGTTGGGCAACCAGCAAAGAGACATTCCAAAAGATAGTCCTGCGACATCCCGAACGGTGAAAAAGCCTAATGATATTATAGGTTTGCATGATATCCTCGTTTATTGACGTCAAAGTAATGCCTGATGGGAAGCAGCTTGGGTCTTATTGGTGCCTGGGACCAGATCTTGATATATTGCACAACCCATGCCAAGTGCAAGATATATAAAAAAGAGCCCCTACTACGGGGCCCTTATCACACATGTCCGAACCTAACCTACAAGAAGCTTATTCACCCACGTCTCTATCGTGTTTCGGTGACCCGAAACGGGCGGAATTGTGGGCAGAGGTAGCCACGTCAATCAAGAATTCCACACACTTCTCCTTGCTATTCTTGACATAGGAGACCTTGAGATACAAGTGATCACAATGTAAGCCTTGTTCGGTGTGACTGTCAGCCTCGACTAGCAAACTACTCGTTCCCGCATCAAGATTCACATCGAACCCCACCGTGGCATCCTTCGGCAGAAGTGAGAGAATGTTAACAAGACGCTCACGAGGACAACCAGTAAGATACCAGAAACCACTGGTAGGACGGAAACCTTCATCGTATCGCATGAAAGTCAGCCCAGTAAGGCTTTGCTCCCCCGTACGACGACTCGTATGTCCGTTGCTCACATAGCCCGCGATGCCTTCCAAGGTGCGCGCCTCTTTATCGGCACGGTCTTTGCGAGCACGAATCTCGAAGATAAAAGAGTCACTGTAGGATTCACGGTCCAAGGTAGGCTTCCCATGGAGACTCAGCGCATCATACCCATACTTGGCCACATCGAGCAATTGCTTCGCCGTCGTTTTACCGTGGAGATCGTTCACTTTGATATCCTTCTTTCTTGTTTTGCCGCTTATAATATAGGAAAATTATTCCTGATGGGAGCTTGGTCTGGTTCTGGTGCCTTGGGACCAGATCTTGATATATTGCATAACCCATGCCAAGTGCAAGTCCCATAAAAAAGAGCCCCTACTACGGGGCCCTTATCTTACATGTTCCTACTTGACCTTGACAACCTTACCGTTCACCATGGTCACGGTAGCATACCACTTGTGCGGCTCGGGATAATGTGGGCCCGAGATAAACTCTTGACCATCACGGACTGGCGCACCCATTCCGGGGGCATAGATCGTGACTTCTTTGCCAGCGGCAACGGCTTCTTTGAGGGCCTTCTTGGACTTGAAGTTGATATCGGTGTACATTGGGAACATCCTTTCGGGGAGGGGAACAATTATGGGGTAAAGTTAGGTCAGGATGGGAAGATTGGGTTAGTAGGGCAGATTAAAGTTAGGATCTTCTTGATCCCTAAAAGTGCCATCATTCCACTTATATACCTCGACATGAAAGGATATCGTTATCTGCCCACGATAGTTTACATTGTCGTAAACGGTGCAATTCGGGTCCTTCGCAGCGAGCCAAGCCTTTTGATCGCCTAGAAACAAGTTGTCTAATTCCTTTTGATTCTTGTATAGAATGTTCATCTTAGAACCTCAATTATGTGGGTGCATATACCTATCATAACACGCCACGTGGCACGGTCAAGTCCCCTCGTCACTTTTTTTGGCAGACTCGCCAGTTACCGACGAGAGCGAATGCGCGATCGAGGTCGACCCAGTCCGCGTTACGCAGCACGTCTCGTGACGCCTCGGGAAGGTCGGGAAGGCCTCCTCCCTCCAAGGCGGTGTGAAAAGAAGGCTTATCGAGTCTGCCCAGCGCGCGAAGTGTTCTCAGCGTCCCAAGAACCTCGCGGTCTTGAAGCACCACCTTCATCGCCCGCAGTGCAGTCAGTTCCGCCCGTCGTGTCGTCGTCGTCTTCATATAATTCAAAAAACGTAGATTGGAAACGGGAGTTTCCAATATTATCCCGAAGGGATAATCTAGGGGTAAAAAGTATATTAGATCAGGAGTAAGTTTTTCACATACTCCTGATTACTTTTTTATCTATTATCCTACTTCGTGCAGGTCATCTTGGCAGCGATGACAACCGTGTAGCCGTTGTCGTCAAGTGTTACCACGTTATATCCCTGATGTAAGATAAGCTTTCCACCGTCGCACAATGTAGTCGCGGCGAATCTTTCGCCTAAGTCTTCCGTGGCCATGGCAGTTGCCTCGTCAAGGTCGGTCGAAGTTCCAGCACCAGCATAATCCTGGTGAAACACTCTGGTAGTGAAGTCTGCCGAAACCGGGGAAGACGTCCCGAGAATAGGAACCGTGGCAAGAAGGGACGAGATAATGATCAATGCTTTCATTGGGATAGCCTCAATTAGGAGGTATAAAGTAAAACCTGATGGGAGTTCAAAGGGAATAAAAAGAAGCCTGTTGGCCAGAAGATTGCTGTATAGCAAAGATCATGCCGCATACAATGTACATAAAAAAAAAGGCCCCAATTAAGGGGCCCAGATTATTCATCCTCAGACCTTCACGGTCTCCAGCAAGGTGTAAGTATAAGTTGCTGGCCAATAGCCGCGTCGATCTTCTGGATATCCAGCTCGAGCTTACGCCCCACGTTCAACGGGCAGCGGTACAGGTTCGCGTCCAAGAGGGCCTGCACCTTAATCGCCCGCAGTTCAGTCAGTTGCGCCCGTCGTGCCGTCGTCATTGTCATGGTGGTCATATATATTATATAAAAGTAAAACCTGATGGGAAGTTAGGGTATTGGGATAAAAAGGATGGCTTGAAAGTTGCAAAGAAAGCAAGAATTATACCAAACCAAAACATTCATTAGAAACTAGATGTCATCCAAAGAGGTTTTGAAAACCACCCAAAAAACCGCGTCCGAAAAAACCCAAGCAATATCAACGAGTTATAAAAAGCAAAACTCATTTTCGCCGTAGGCGGAATTCAGTTTTTCCAGACTAGTGTGTTGGAGGTAAGTTTTTTGATTACTTTGACTCCGCAGAGACGGTGTCTGAGCAGGTCGCCTGAAACGTCATTGTAACGGTGTAAGTTCCCTGACCCTGAGTCATTGACACGATGACCTTGTGAGATACTTCGTAGCCGTTGTGACAGGGGTGGTCACTGTCAGCACCCCTTGACATAAGGGATTGTGCCACATTAAGCGCAGCATGAATGTTTGATTCTCTAAAGTCATCAGATGTCGCCTTGCCAATGTAGGTTTCGGTCCAGGACTTTGAGGCAAGTGCAGTGCCAGCCAACGAAAGAATGGCAAGGGCGGCAAACATTCCGAGGGTTTTTTTGGGGGAGTTCATAATATATGGGCATAATAAAGAATAGGATGGGAAGTCAAGGTTGTTCTTTGAAAATTAATAGTAATCAAGGTGGGTATTTGTAAGTTCCGCGCGGGAAGTGTATGTTTTTTGAGAAAATTATGGGGAATTGAAAGGGTTTGGGAGAATTGGTATGGATTGTGCAAGGAATGCAAGAAGGATGCCAAGGGGAAAGAATTGAGGGAAAATTGAGGGGGGGGTTTTTTGGTGGGGTGTTTTGGCGGGATGGTTTTGGGTTGGGGAGAAGGGGGTTGATGGGAGGGCGGACGAATTGGCTCCCCAAATAGGGTAAAATGGTATTGTAATGGTATTGGAATAGTATTGGGTAATAGAGTTGGAGTAAGATCAGGATAAGATCCTAATCATGTTTACATCAGTTTTTAAGCAATGTAGATAACCCAATAAGTAATCGTTATGGCTAATATATAATAGCAATTAGAACTACAATATTCAATAACAAATACATAAGATATTTACTATCCTATTAGACAAAAGTTAGATAATCATCATATACCTATAAATAAAGGTAATTAATATATATTTTTTATATAATTTATATGCATAATCTAATATAAATAATTAGATATAAACGGCAAGTTATTCTACTAACACTTTCACACAATTTTTAGTGTAAATAATAAGCGAATATAATATCATATAGAACGGATAAAACAAACCAAATATAATCACAAATAATCATAACAGGCATTTAGAACTTCAAATTACTCATTAGGGCATTATTGAATCTTCATAAAGGGCAATTAGAATAATTTTAGAGTGCGAAAGCACAAAAAACTTGATGATAAAGTCTGTTTTGGAGCAAAACTAGGATGAAAAACGGGTTTTTGATTTTAGAGCAATTTGAAAAATTAGTAAGATGATTTTTGCGGTTGAGCTAAGGAATTTGACATATGGTCATATATGGTCATTACCAGAATGCCCTTAATCTCATAAGTTGTTCAAATTGCTTTTGAGTAGTGCAATCTAATTGTATATCATTTATATACCAATATTTAATGCCATCGGCATATTCAACAGCAGGACCATCTTCTCTATGAAGAAGTCCATTTAACCACCAATGTTTACTATCCTGCATGTAGTAATATACGCCCTCATCAGAATTATATTCTTCTAATTCACCACCATTAGGAAGTTTAGTTATTTTCATATCTCACCAAAATGCTTTCAGCCTCATAAGTTGTTCAAATTGCTTTTGAGTTTTGCAAAGTATCTGTTTATCATTTATATACCAAAACTTATCCCCATTAGACCACTCAATAGCAGGGCCATCTTCTCGATGAAACTTACCATTTAATTGCCACCATTTTGTGCCATCAGGCCATTCAAGTAATATACCGCCATTAGGTAATTTGGTTATTTTTATCATTTACCAGAATCCTTTCAACTTTATTAATCGTAGGAATTGCTTTTGAGTGGTACAAGATATTAGTTGCCCATTTAACCACCATTCTTTATCGCCACTAATATAGTCTATTGCTGGGCCATCTTCTCTATGACGATTGCCATTTAGATACCAATATTTATCGCCATTGGCGAGTTCAATTGCATGACCATCTTCACGATGATATTTGCCATTTAGATGCCAAAATTTGCTACCATTGGTATATTCATAAAATTCGCCACCATTAGATAATTGAGTTATTTTATACATATTATCACTCCTTACCAGAATCCTTTCAACTTCATTAATCGTAGGAATTGATCTTGAGAGGTACAAGGTATGTGTATTCCATTTATCCACCATTCTTTGTTACCATTGGGGTAGTCCCTAGCAGGGCCATCTTCCCTATGATGATGGCCATTTAACCACCATTCTTTATAACCATCAGACCATTCGCGAGCAGGGGCACCTTCACGATGAAACTTACCATTTAAATACCATTCTTTGTCACCATTCCAATATTCATATAATCTTCCACCATTAGGAAGATCAGTTATTTTTGTTTTCTTTTTCATTGCGTTCCTTGCGTTCCTTGCGTTCCTTACCAAAATGTTTTCAACTTCATTAGTTGCAAGAATTGTTTTTGAGTAGTGCAAGGTATTCGTTCACCATTTAAATACCAATATTTGGTGCCATCAACAAAGTCTATGGCAGGACCGTCTTCTCTATGGAACTGATTATTTAGATACCAAATTTTATCACCATTAGCATATTCAGGGGCAGGACCATCTTCTCTATGAGGAAGACCATTGATATACCATCTTGTATCACCACCATGATATATGATAGCTGGGGCCCCTTTTCTATGAATCCGACCATTTAGAAACCAATATTTATCACCATTGGCGTATTCTATGGCAGGACCGTCTTCTCTATGGAACTTACCAAACATATAATATTCTTTATGGCCACTTGGATATTCGCGTAATTCCCTATCATATGATAATATAGTTGTTTTCATATTAGGATCACCAGAATGCCTTTAATCTCATAAGTTGTTCAAATTGCTTTTGGGTTGTGCAAGATAATCGTTCACCATTTAAATACCAAGATTTATTGCCATTAACACGTTCAATGGCAGGGCCATCTACTCGATGAAGTTGGTCATTTAGATACCACCATTTATCACCATTAATATATTGTATGATTATACCACCATTAGGTAATTTTATTACTTTCATTTTTGATCCTTACCCACTCCGTGGAATCTTCGAAACGAAGATTCTACCAAAATGCTTTCAATTTTATTAACTGTTTAAATTCTTTTTGAGATACATGTTTATCATTTAGCCACCATTCTTTGGTGCCATTAGCATTGTCAATAGCGGGCCCGTCTTCTCGATGACGCTTACCATTTAGAAGCCAATGTTTTTCACCATTAGCATATTCAATGGCAGGGCCTTCCTCGCGATGACATATACCATTTAAAACCCAAAATTTGTCACCACTATCATATTCATATAATTTACCACCATTTGGTAATTTTAAATAAAGTTCAGCCATATTATTATCTCCAATTAATTATTATCGTTGTTTTCACCAGAATGCTTTTAATCTCATAAGTTGTTCGAATTGTTTTTGTGTTGTGCAAGGTAAGAGTTCGCCATTTATACACCATTCTTTATAAGCATTAATCCATTCAACAGCAGGACCATTTTCTCTATGTAGTTTACCATTTAAGAACCACCATTTATCACCATTAGGATATTCGTGTAATTCTCCACCACTAGATAATTTACTTATTTTAATCATTTTATTTACCAGAACGCTTTCAATCTCATTAGTCTTTCAAATTCTTCTTGAGTTTTACAAGATATTTGTATGCCATTCATCCACCAAGATTTAACGCTATAATATTCAGAAGCAGGACCATCTATTCGATGAGGCAAGCCATTTTTATACCAAGCTTTATATCCATTGGCAAGGTCAAGAGCCGGACCATTTTCTCTATGTAACCTGCCTTTTATATACCATTCTTTATCGCCGTTATAGCGTTCTATTGCTGGACCGTCTTCTCGATGAAGTAAATTATTTAAACGATAATGCTTGGTGCCATCGCTAAATTTATATACTTCTGCATTATTGACTAGTTTAGTTATCATTTTACCAGAACGCTTTCAATCTCATTAGTCTTTCAAATTCTTCTTGAGTGGTGCAAGATAGTCCTTCACCATGTAACCACCATTCTTTATGATTGCTATAATATACAACAGCAGGACCATCTTCTCTATGAAGTTTATTATTAATATAATATTCTTTGTCGCCATTAGCATATTCTATGGCAGGACCATCTTCTCTATGATAATTGTTATTTAGATACCATCTTTTAGTGCCATTGCTTTGTTCATATAATTCTCCTCCATTAGGTAATTTAGTTATTTTCATATCTCACCAGAATGCCCTCAATCTCATAAGTCGTTCAAATTCTTTTTGATTTGTGCAATGTATTGACCATTTCAGATACCAATATTTATCACCATGGGCATATTCAATGGCAGGGCCATCTGCCCTATGATATTTGCCATCTATACACCAATATTTATCACCATTATTATATTCAACGGCAGGACCATCTTCTCTATGTCGTTTATCATTTAGAAAATAATATTTATCACCATTATCTTCATATAATTCACAACCATTAGGTAATTTAGTTATTTTCATATTTTCTACCAACGAAGAAAGCGAAACGCTTTCTTACCAGAATGCCTTTAATCTCATAAGTCGTTCGAATTCTTTTTGAGTTTTGCAACGTATTTGTATATTATTTAGATACCAATATTTATCGCCATTAAGAAACTCAACAGCAGGTCCGTCTTCTCTATGATAGTTGCCATTTAGATACCAAATTTTAATACCACTTGAATACTCAACGGCAGGACCATCTTCTCTATGAAGATCTCCATTTAAATACCAACATTTAACGCCACCACTTTCGTGTAATTCTCCACCATTAGGTAATTTAGTTGTTGTCATTTTTTCCTTTTAGGATGTAGGCTTTGGCTCATTGATGAGAACTCTTGTTTTCATCCTACCAGAATGCTTTCAATCTCATTAGTCTTTCAAATTCTTTTTGAGTAGTGCAAGGTATATGTTTACCATTTATAATACCACTCTTTATTGCCATAAATATATTCTACAGCAGGACCATCTTCTCGATGAAGATTACCATAGAAAAGCCAACATTTGGAACCATTAGGATATTTTAATAAATACCCGCCATTTGGCAATGCAGATGTTATAATTGGGTTAAAATCGCTTTTCTTAATTTTTGCTATTTTATTGGATACTTTTTTAGTTTTTTTCATTTTTTCTTACTTTATATATTTACCAGAATACTTTCAATCTCATAAGTTGTTCAAATTGCTTTTGAGTAGTGCAAGGTATTTGCTGACCATTTATCCACCATTCCTTATAACCACTAAGACATTCAACAGCTGGTCCATCTATGCGATGAATTTTATGATTTATATACCACATTTTATTGCCACTAATAAACTCAATTGCGGGACCATCATCACGATGATTTTGATTATTAAGATACCAAAACTTATCGCCATTAGAATGTTCTGCCAAAATACCACCATTAGGTAATTTTGTTATTTTGTGTTCAGATAGATAGTTAGACATTGTTATGGCTTTCTTTAGATATTAATTTGTGAAACATATGGTCATTTAGACTGCTTGGTGGTTCAGGGAACATTTGTCCAGCGAGGAACGCCTATGGAATAAATTCTATTGTGGCTGGGGTAGATTGAGCGTAGGTTTTGGAGCGCGAGGCTATGTTGGGGCGTTTTGAGATTGGCGCGAAGTTAGAATTAGATTGTGGGACAGATCGTGTGTTTGGAGCTACGGCTGAGCTTGTCAAATATTATTGGACAATTTTTGGAATTATTTTTAATTGCGGGCTGGGTCGGAGCGGGGAAAGGGGGACTATAGGGGGTTTGGGCGTACCGTCTGCATTGGGTATTATTGGTAGGTTGATCCGTAAGATATTAGAATAAATATTCGTTAAAACCGAGAGGAGATCGAGAAGAGATCTTAGTATTTTCTTAGTATCTCCAAATTATTTTAGATATCTTTAATTATATCTTATATCTCCATTATATCTTATATCTCCTATATATCTTCTATACAGGGAAACTAAAAAATTGATATTACCAGAACCCTTTCAGTTTTATCAGTTGACTAAACTCTTTTATAGTAGTTATAAGTTTGCCATTTAGCCACCATTCTTTGTTGCCATTAGCACGTTCAATAGCAGGGCCATCTTCTCTATGGATATGATCATTTAGATACCAATATTTAGTGCCATCAGTAAACTCAACAGCAGGTCCATCTGTTCGATGATATTTGCCATTTAGATACCAATATTTATCACCATTAATATATTCAACTGCAGGACCATTTTCTCGATGAAGATGACCATTTAAAAGCCAAAATTTATCGCCACTAGTATATTCACAATTCGCCACCATTAGGCAATTTAGTTATTTTCATTTTTATCTCACCAGAATGCTTTCAATCTCATTAGTCGTTCAAATTCTTTTGAGTTTTGCAAAGTATTTGTATATCATTTAGATACCAATATTTATCACCATTGGCAACTTCAATAGCAGGACCATCTTCTCTATGACGATTTACCATTTATATACCAACATTTAAGCCCACTAATAATAGTCACATAGCAGGACCATCTTCTCGATGGAATTTGCCATTTATATACCAATATTTATCACCATTAGTATATTCAATTGCTGGACCATCTTCCCTGTGAAGTTTACCATTTAAATACCAGAGTTTATTGCCACTTTTATATTCTTCTATTTGCGCCACCATTAGGTAATTTAATTATTTTCATTTTATATTAGTCCTTCGGACTTCACAAGAACGCTTTAAGTTTTAATAGTCTTTCAAATTCCTTTTGAGTAGTGCAAGATAAAACCTGTCCATTCAACCACCATTCTTTAAAACCAGTAGTATATTCAATTGCTGGACCATCTTCCCTATGAAGATTATCATTCACATACCAAAATTTATCGCCATTTAACCATAAGATGGCAGGACCATCTATACGATGGCGTTTGTTATTTACCCACCATTCTTTCTTACCATCAAAAGATTCAATCGCAGGTCCATCTATGCGATGAATATTGCCATCTAAAAACCAATATTTATTGCCGCTAGGATATTCATATAATTCGCCACCATTAGGTAATTTAGTTATTTTTTCCATTTTTCCTTTCAGTGATATTACGTGCCTCAAACTTCGAAGGTTTATCATATTCACCAAAACGCCTTAAGTTTCATAAGTTGTAGAAATTGTTCTTGTGATATGTGTATATCATTTAGATACCAATATTTAGCACCATTAGTATGTTCAAAAGCAGGACCATCTTCTCTATGACGTATCCCATGTATATACCATGCTTTACGATCTGAATATTCACCGGCTGGACCATCTTTTCGATGTAATTTGCCATTTAGATACCAATAATTATCACCATTGGCAACTTCAATAGCCGGGCCATCTTCTCGGTGAAGTTGGCCATTTAGATACCACCATTTATTACCATGAGCCTCATGCAATTCGCCACCATTAGGTAATTTTGTTATTTTCATTTGTTTTTACCAGAATGCTCTCAATCTCATTAGTCTTTCAAATTCTTTTTGAGTAGTGCAATCTAATTGTATATCATTTATATACCAATATTTAGTGCCATCGGCATATTCAACGGCAGGGCCATCCTCTCGATGAATTTTATCATTTAGATACCACTGTTTTTCACCATCAGCATATTCAACAGCCGGACCATCTTCTCGATGAAGTCTACCACTTAGATACCAACATTTTTTACCATTAGGATATTCAACAGCAGCACCATCTTCTCGATGAAGTTTACCATTTAGATACCAATAATTATCACAATAATCACCTTCAATAGCAAGACCATCTTCACGATGTAATTTACCATTTAGAAGCCAATGTTTCTCACCATCAATAGTTTCTCGTAATTCTCCGCCATTAGGTAATTCAGTTATTTTCATAATTTTACCAGAATGCTTTCAACTTCATAAATCTGTTCAAATTGTTTTTGGTTTTTATAACATATACCATGTATCCACCAAAATTTATCACCATTAGATATCTCAACAGCAGGACCATCTTCTCGATGACGAAGACCATTTATATACCAATGTTTATCGCCATTAATATAATCAACAGCAGGTCCATCTTCTCGATGTAGACAACCATTTATATACCATAATTTATCACCATTGGCACGGTCAATAGCGGGACCATCTTCTCTATGGTGTTTTCCTTTTAACCAATAGCACTTGGTGCCATTACCATATTCTATTAATTCTACACTATTTGATAATTTGATGAAATTTGTATACATATTTTGGCATTCTTTCTTTAAGGAGTGGTCATGAGTAAAATATTCTTGATTCCTTTGTTGTTTTCAATGATATGTATACTTAATTCCACAGGATGTGCAGAAACTCAATTGTATACATACCATTCGGTAGATGCTCCTTCGCATATTGTTCATCCAACCATAATACCAATATGGATTGATTCTGGTTTTAGCAAGGACCAGGCTGAAAGTATAAAAGATGCAATCGGGGAATGGAATAAAGTATTGAATGGTCAAATGGTTCTAAAATTAGAGTCTCATATTGGAATTGGCACTGATAAGAAGTCGTATATATATCCAACTACATTTGCGAGTTATGAAGACGGTCAAGCATTGGTTGATAAAGCAACTACAAGCGATTCTGGATGGGTTATATTTGCAATAAATAGTGATAATAAAATATTGGAAAATACGCCGCCTGGAACAGTAGGATTTGTTAAAGGAATCGATGAACATTTTATAATGATTGTAGTGGATAGAATTGGAACCAGAAGTTTGAAGGATATTGTGATGCATGAGATGGGTCATTTACTCGGTGCATTGCATGTAAACGCCCCAAGTTTGGAATATCCCGCATATGGTCCACAAGCTATGGATTGTATTGATAAAATCACAGCAGCCCAAATATCGGTAGTTAGACGCCTAGACTTCAATAAAATGACTTACTGTTCAACGCCAATGTTTCTATAAGAAAGTTTTGTTATTTATATTATCTTTAGTCTTTTATAATTGGAAATGGAACTAGTAGCAACTCCATATTCTTTCGCAATTACGGAATATAAACGAGTATCTATTTGTATAGCCTTTATTTGATCATATGTTAATTTGTAATTACCTTTTAGTTTTTTACCACCATCGTTTGGTCTTAATATAATTTTATGTCTTTTTAATATATTACAAATAGTGTTTTTACTTCCGCCGAATTTTTTACGAGTGACAGCAGTATTATTCCCTTGTAAATAATAATCTACTATTTGTAATTCAACATTCGGTTTGAATTTTTTCTTATTAGGATTTGGTCTACCTTTAGGGTTTTTTGGCCTTATTATAATTTTATGTCTTTTTAATATTTCCCTAATAGTTGATCTAGGTGTATCAAAAGCTCTTCCAACATTAGCGGTGTCGTTTCCTTGCAAATAAGAATCTACAATTTGTAATTCAATATCTGGTTTGAATTTTGTTCTACCAGACAATTTAATTATAGTTTGTGGTGAAAGTTTTCCCCTACTTCCTCCATTCCTGATATTATAGCCATTTTTAATACTATCATATTTATCAATAAAATAGTCTTCCCAATAGTCAGCACATTCTTGGGTATTAGCAAATATTAAGAATTGAACTTTAAAAGCAGACCATCCATATTTACAAATGGCTCTCCAAAACTTTTTACATCGTTTATATTGTATGCCATTTTTCCCTGCTCGATCTTCAATAGTTCTCCAAGTTTGACCCACATAACATTTACCGTTTATAGCATTAATATATACGTACAATATACACAAACATTCTGATCTATAGCTCATGCTGAAAATATAACCATATATCAGTGGATGTCAATTGGCAATAATATTTATTTTAATTGTCCCGCGAAAAATATTTTTTTTTAAGGAAACTAATAACTTAGCATTAAGACAAGGAATATAATAATGTCAGTTACATTCATGTTATTGTTTAGTTTGTTTTGGGCTTGTGCCACTTCATATATCGCAAAGAAAAATGTTCGAAACACTTACTTGGCATTCTTTTTTGGATTTTGCTTTGGAGTGTTTGCATTCATAGGATATTTGATTGCCGGCAAAACACAAGATCAAAAAGACAAGGAATACATGCGAAAAGATTATATGAATAAATGATTCACACTATTGTAATCATTATATTATATGGGATTATTTGGACTACCATAATCACAGCATTAATCTGGGGGCGACATTGAAGTATTTTCTAATGTTTATAATAATTGTCTTTCTAATGTCTTGTGCGCCGACATTGAATTATAGATATATAAATAGTCCTAATATAAAAGAAACAAATAGCAAAGTTATTCCAATATGGATTGATACGAGATTTAGCAAAGAAGATGGAAAAAATATCAAAGAAGGATTGTCCCAATGGGAACTTGCTCTCAACGGATATATAAAATTTAACATTGTTAGCACGAAGTTTAATATGGAAGATGCTCCATTAAAATTAGCAAATAATGGGAAGGCTTGGATATTCATAAAAATTGATAGCAGCAATCCAATCTTGAAAACAAGTAAAGTATTTACTAATTTAACCCTGTCTTTTACGGATGATTTGGGCGGACATTATGTATATATGATTAGGGATAGGTTTGATGATAATTGGACAAAGGGATTGGTTATGCATGAGGTAGGACATTTACTTGGGGCAGCAGATGATCATGGGAATGATTTAATGAATGCCACTTATCATTTAGAAGATACCGAATGCATTGACAAAACAACATTAACTCAGGTTGCTAATTACCAACATTTACCTATTGGTAATTTGAACTATTGCGTATATAATTGAATATAAACTTCATATAAATGGTAGCCAACTTGATATTTTTTCGACACAATTTTGTGGTGTAATATTTGGGATATACTGGAACTGAAAAACTACTTGATGATAGTTTTTAGGAATAGATATTAAACATTTTTTATTTTCTGGATAAAATATAATTCTATAATCAATATTTTTTATATTAATATACCAAAATAATTGGTTTAAAAATGATATATCAAGGAAACAGTAATATATTGAATATGGACATATATTACATACCAACTCAACATGATCATTATAACCAGTATTACCATCAAATGTATTTAACTTATTTTTGCAAAAATAACAATTATAAATCATATAAATGGTAGCCAGTTTGCAATTTTTTCTGTGCAATTTTCAGGAGTTATATTTGGCAAATAATGAAAATGAAAAACTTGTTCATAATCCATCCAAGGATGGAATATTTTTTTATAAATAAAACATTCTAAATCATCTTTGGTGTAAAAAGTTATTTTTAATTCTATATTGTTAACGACAACGTCCCAGTAGATTTGACATAAAGTTGGTATCTCTGGAAACTTATAATATATTTTCAATGGACATTTATTACAAACAAAATCGCATATATCCTCATTAGTCTTATCGGATATATCCAAAACATTTTTGCAAAAATAGCAATTCATAATTATAAGAATACCAATAATTGTTTAATTTTTTCGTTTATGTTTTGCGGATTCCAGTTTTGTGGAAAATGACTTAATATAAATAGAAGTTGTGGCCAAAATTCTCCATGCAATTCATAAATCATACAGCGATTTTCAGGAACATATATATCAACAATATATGGTTTATTATTCAGAGTAATTGTTAAAATAATATTATCCTTAACATGATAATTTACATTACAATTATTACAATGAAGATATCCAGAATTAATTCTGGAATTAAAAGCATGGAATTGTAAGGGTGCTTGACAATATATGCAATTCATATTAGCAATAACCAAAGAGGAAGTTTGTTTCGAATGACTTGGGGAGTTAATCCTTTTGGGATATTAATATCTACTATATGATTCCAAATTTTGCCAGTCAGCCAAATTGAAACATACTTTTCATAATAATAAACTTCGTAATTTTTGTCATTGATATCTATATCAAAAACAATATCAACTATTCCGCTAAGTCCACGTTCAAAATATTCAATATTGCAATTATCGCATCTAATATATAACTCATTTGTTGTTTGTAGAAGTTCTTTGCAAAAATGACAAATATTACTTTTCGTGAAGCCATCTGTATTTTTCATAATAACATTAACCACATTGGCAATTTTTTCAAGAAGGTAGTTGGTGTTAAGTCAGGTATATAATATAGTCTTAATATTATATGCCATTTGTCATTACGAATTCTAAATAAATTATCTCTAACATTGAACACAGCCACGTATCCAATTCCATTATATTCAACTCGGAATCTATACCATCGCAAAAAATTACTAGGTTGATCATAGTGAAAAACTGCCTGACAAAACTTACAATAACAATCGATGATATCATCGATTGACCCTAACATAGGGGAAACAACACAATACATGGTACGATCACAAAACTTACAATTATATTCTGTCATGAGAATGTCATCCATAGTTTTAATTTATCATTAATATTTGTTGGTGTTAGTTCAATTTTGCAATCAATGGATAATATTTTTTTATCGGGATAAAAAGAAGTCCAAACTTCTATATGGTCAATATAATTGAGAACATCATATACCTGATCGCCTATCACAGCCGTTAAAGCACAATAATCATATTCATCATTTTTAAAGTAAAAATAAACTAAACAATCTTTACAACCAAAGACCTCAGTATAGGCATCTGGAGGACCGTATTCCAAACAATATTTGTAGCAAAATTTGCAAGTTAATCTATTCATGAAAAGGTTAGCCAAAGCTTAAGTTTGTCATTGACATTTTGTGGTGTTAGTTCAACTTGACAATCAATTGATAATATCGTTTGGTAAAAGGAATAGGTAGTGTAAATATCAACACGATCCATGTAATTATATATAGTATAACTTGAACCATTAATAATAGTCGAAAAAACACAATTATTATATTTTTGATTTTTAAAATAAAACCAAACCGAACAATCATCACAACTAAAAGTATTGATATAACTTTCTTTGGAACTATATTCCTCACACAATTTTCGGCAAAATTTGCAATTATAATTCATGAGAATAACAAAATCATTGGTAATTTATATTTGATATTTTGTGGTGTCAAATTAATACGAAACTTTAGTTCTAATACTGATCTCCAAATTGGGAACATCTCCCATACCCATGTATGATTATAGTAGATATATATCTTATATATTTTATCTCCTAAGATTACTTCCAAACCAATTGAATGATTATCGTAATAAGTGGTTTTACAATGACTGCAATTCCAAGTCTCAATACATGAATTATAGAGATCTGGTTTGATTGCAGCACAAGGTATATTGCAAAACTTACAATGGAATATATTCATGAAAATAACAAAATAGTCTGAAGTTTATTTTCGATATTTTGCGGCGTCATATTTATATGAAACGGCAAATCTAATACCGTTCTCCAAATTGGGAATGTTTGCCAAATAGTCGTATGGGTTGGATAAAAATATATTTTATATTTTTTATCATTTAGTTTTACTTCCAATGTGGACATTAGAACACAAAATCCTTTACAATTCCAACAATTAAAATAATTCATTGAAAACATCTCAAAATCTTTAATTTGTTATTCAACTTATCTAGGTCATTAAAATCAGGCATAAAATTATTCCATACTTGAAAAGGTCCCATTGTTATTTGTCCTTTCGGGAATAGTTTGTGGTAAATTACAGTTTTGCCAGCCATAATACTTTGATGTTTATCCGAATACATATAAATAGAAAAATCTGTGATAGTAAATTGCAAATATAATAGGTCCAAATCTTTAAAAGATGTAAAATAATATTGTCTAAATTCGCATTTTTTACACGCCTCTTCTAGCCAACCAATATTATATTGAGTTCGTTTGAATGAAGTTGAACGGTTCGCAGCCTCACAAATTGGACACTTATTGTATTTATACAAAATCATCAGAATACCATATATTTTACAAATCTTTCAAATTCTTCTTGAGTTTTGCAAGGCACATATTTTCCAGTACTCTGCGTTGATACCACTGCT